AAGTTTGTCAAATAAAAATTTGACAACGAATCGTAACTTATGCTAAATCGAAAAAAGCCTCTAACCCCTCGACAATAATATCTTCTGTATAACCACATTCAGAACATTTATATTTAATAATATGTCTTAATGTAGGTTGTTCATCAAAGAATTTTCTAATGTCACTAAACACGTTTTCATTTAATGCTTCGATAAAGTTTAATAATTCTTTCTTAGGTGTTTCATTACCTTTGTATATCTTATCTGCATCGAAAATATAATCAATAGAATCTACAATAATTTTGAACATCTTATCAGTTTCAGATGTTTCATTATTATATCTTTTTAGATCACCAGCAGATAAATACTTAAATTGAATACCAATTTCATCATCAATCATTACCTTACTATTATCTTCTTCAGGGAATTCGACCTTAATGTCACCAATATCAACAGAAACACTATTCGTCGCACCACACATTTTTCCATCAACTTCATTTTGACATACATATGCAGTTTCAATTAATTCACCACGACTTCTAGATCTAATATTTAAAAACAAATAATCAATATCAAAGTTAGGTAACTTTTCTGGTTTAACTTTACCAAATGTACAGTTTTTAATTATTTGAAATGTAGATTCTGTTATTACATCATCTTTATCTTTATCATCTTGTTTAGCACTCTCAAGTGCAAGTAATAGTATCTTTTCTTCTTTTACTAGAAAAGGTCTATATTCAATAACTTCTTTATTACTTGGTAGTTCTAGTTTATATTTCGGTGTTTCTATTTGTGGTAACATTTTATTATCATCCTATATCATTATTTAAAATTAATATTATATCACATTCAATCAGTTTGTACGCTAACCCAATCACGGAACGCAAGTGTTAATGTAAACGTTGACACTTCGCTATTGTCCCAAGATAATTCAACCTGTCCCATATTATTTGGCCAAGCCTCTAACAATTGAATAGAATACTCTTCTTTCAACTTTCTATTTAGTGATGTTATTCTCACTGTTGTGTTGTACATATCATAATATAAATTTCTATACAGATTACTAGACCCTAAACCAGCTCCATGTATTACAGATATCCAGGCATCAAACCAATCCCTTTCTCTCATATCTTTACTACACATAATAGTTAAGGGTAATGTATCTACAATCATTTCATTTGCCATTTTAAATTGAGCACCAAACCGTTTTATTTGTTGCTCACCCAATTGCTTCCCTGGCAGTGCGGCCGCCTTAACCATAAATTTCATGGTATCAGGTATATCTGCACCTGCGAATCTAAGAATAGGGGGTGCAGATATTTCAACTTCAAAAAGATTACTTCTTGCATAATCTCCACTTTGTAATTGTTTATTGAATTTATCGTAATTCATTTATTTGCTCCAAACTTCCTTTGCACTCGCACCAACAAATTTCTGGTATGGAAGATATATTACATTCTCCCATTCTCTAGGATGTGACTCCATTAAACTTGTTCTAACTTGACTGTATAGATATTTATGAATCATCTTGTCTGCATTAGGTATTGTTTTAACAATATTCCACGTTACATTAAATATTGCTTTATGATCAAATGTTTCAGGATCTCCCTTTTGACTGGCAAATTTTAATAGTTTATTTAAAAACCTCTCTCTATCTGTTGGTTTAAGGTAGTGGAAATTTAGTCCAATAAATCCACCTTGATATACATCAAGGACTACAATTAGTGGGAACTTATCCCAATACGGTAATGTTTTCTTATGTTTTGCATCATACCCAAATGTGTATATCTTTCCAGGCATTAGTTTTGTTTTTTTCTTAAATCCCTTTGCAGACTCACCTACTTTATCTTTAAACCAATTACCTGCATTTTTAGTTTTCTTATATTTTGATAATTTCTTTTTTGGCGTTAGAGCACGTTTTGTTAGTCCTTGTGCAATATTCTTTCTTGCCATTCTACCAGTTTTACCAGTTTTTGTCACCTGACCCCATTGTGCGCCCAACCAACGATAGACTTTTCTATCACTGCCTTTAATTTCGGTTCCAACTGGTATTGATGTTTGTTTTTTTGGCATATTACTTTACTAAATGTTTTTCTGTTAAAATCTTAAATTCCCATTTTCTATCTTTACAAAACTCTTCTGCTTCTTTCCATTTCGCTTCATTAACTTTCCAAGTCTTTAGTTCTCTTAAATATCTATGTTTACTCTTTGCAGTCTTTCCCATTTTGGGTGGACGGGTTTGTATATCTGGTTTAACCTCAATCAACGTATGCTTGATGTTGCCATCAGTATCGCGGGTTTTGATAAGAAAATCTACATAATATCTATGCATTTTATTATCAACTGGACTATAGTATGGTATTACCACTTCTTCACTATTCCAAGCAATCACTGATGGATTATTATCACAATAACGCATAAAGGTTCGTTCCCACAAACTTCGGTATTGTACATTATCTACATTACCAACGTATTTGTCGCGGTTTTTAACTTTGTATTTGCCTTTATATGCCATCGACTATATTTATATAAATAGAAGATATAATAATTATCACATCAATTAGAGAATAAAAATGGGTGCATTACAAATAATCAATAAGGTCGGCAAGTGGATACAAGATAATAAAGCCGCCTCGGGTGCTTTCGCAGGTGCTACTGGAGCTGGTACAATTGGATTAAATGATTTGTTTTCTGGGCCTGATATATTGCCAGATAATTTAAAAGGGGGCGATGTAGTTGTACAGTTCCCTGAGGATAATGTTTCGGGTGGTGACTTTTGGACTGAACTTACTTTTTTTAGTTGGAAAAGATCTAAAAATGGTGTACATTTAGACGATGATACATTTGATGGGGTAAATACACAAAGTTCAACAACCAAAACAGACTTTCTAGGTATATGTAAATTACCTATGCCTTTACAACTATCAACTGGTTATTCTGGTAGATTTTCTGAAGCAGATAATATGAGTGTAGATAGGGACGGTACTGGTACTATGGGTGATCTTGGTGAAAGGGTTGGTGGTATTTTCACTGGTCTAGGTTTGGAGATCAAGGCGGCAGGAAATGCGCTTGCAAATCTTAATAATACTGCTAAGATGTCAAATGCAAGTATTAATAATAACCATATGGGAATGCAATATGAAGGTGCAAATCTTAGAGGACATTCTTTTAGTTGGAGATTGTCTGCCAAAAATGCATCTGAACAGTTGGCAATTCAAAAGGTTATTTTCTATTTAAAGGCAATGTCATTACCTGCCAATAATTGGGGTGGTGCAGAGGATTTTGAATTCTTTAAACAGACTTTGGAAGGAATGTCAATGTCGGCAGATGAAGGTGTCAAAATTCCAAAATTACCATCCGACGCAACTGCAGAATCCACAGGTGGTGGCAGATTAACAATTCCACCAACAGTTGCAATAAGGTTTTTAGATGGTGATAATGAAAATGAATCTTTATTTAAGATTAAGGATTCATTCATCACAAACGTTGAAGTTAATTATACATCTTCTGGTACTTGGACACCTCATGTAGACGGTTCACCTATGGAAGTTCAAATTAATATAACACTTAAAGAAGTGAAAATGATTACACGTAAAGATGTTTTAGCAGGATATTAAGATGAAAAAATACGGAGATCTATTACCAAAACTAGAATATAATGGTGTTACTATTACAGACATAACACATAGATTTGTCATGTCGAAAGGTATAGAAAAATATAAAGGTTTATATTTTAAAACCACTATTAAGCAACACCAAACACCAGAAGTTGTATCTCATGTATTATATGGAACAACAGATTATTGGTGGGTAATATGTGCCATTAATAATGTGATGGATCCTTTTTACGATTGGGTTATGCTTGAAAGTGAAGTTTATGTATATGCAGAAAAGATTTATGATGATATTAATGATATACATCATTGGGAAGATGAAGACTATAATATGTTTGATTCTAATAATGCAGAAGAAACTTTAGAACCTATTACTAATATAGAATGGGAAATATATAAAAACGATAAAAAATTGAGAATTAATACAATTAAACCAAAACATATAGAACGTCTTGCACGTGAATTCCAATCACTAACAAAAACTGTAAAACAACAATACCAAGAAGGGTAGATAGATGTCAGATTTAATTAATACGAAACAGGCGTCAGAATGGAACGTTTCTATTGTTACTATGAATGGTGAAGAAGTTTCATTAACACCTTTAGTTCAACAAGTATCTATTTATGAATCTGTATATAATAATTGTATGTTTGGACATATTATATTCTCTGATAATGTTGGTACAATTGAAACACTTGGTTTAGTAGGTACTGGTGAAGAGAAGATAAAAATATTTATCGAAACACCAAATTACATGACTGATATGGATACAACTGATTTTGAAAAAACATTTGTATTAAATTCATTATCAAATGTTAAACGTCATCAAGACGGAACTGGTAGAATGACTTTTAAAATTGGTTTTGTATCACCATTCTTAATTAAGAATAATAATACCAAAATTAGTCGGTCATTTAACTCAATGTCAAGTGATGAAATTGTTGATTATATTGCGGCTGAAGTTATGGAATTTGGTGTTGATGGTGATACAACATTAATATCAAATACACCTACCAAACGAACTAAAAATATTGTAATTCCAAATTGGAGACCTTTTGAGGTATTAAACTTTCTTGCTAAAAATTCAGTTTCTGTAGACGGTGATTCTGATTATATATTTTATGAAAATAACGAAGGGTTTCACTTTACAACAATTGAAGCATTAAAGAATAAACCTATTACTAGAACGATAACGGTGTCTGAAGTCAATACAGATTTATTTGGTGCCGAAGGTGGTGGTACATTATCAGGAAATAATGCAGTGAAATATGAAGAAACAGAGAGGTTTGATTTCTCAAAAAACATATCAAAAGGTATGTATGGTTCTAAAATAAACACTCATAACATTTTAACAAAACAATATGAAACTTATGAAATTGTAAATGAACCATTAGATGTTGTGTTGGGTGATGTTGGTTTTGGTGATGTTTATAGAAAAGAACAAATACCTAACGCACACGTTGGTTTTATGACTTCTGATTATATTTACAATATGCACAGTAAGGAAGAACGTTCACACTATGCACTTTACGATATGAAGATGACAAGTTTTAGGTCTAATATTATTAAGTTTGATATTGCAGGTGATAGTAATATTTATGCAGGTGATGTTATTGAGTTGTTAATACCATCAACAACTGGTGAATCGCAAGAAATGGATAAATATATGAGTGGTTCTTTTCTAGTATCTGCAATACATCATAAACTTAGTAATGCAGAATACGTAATGACTTTAGAATGTACTAAAGATGGTTTTGATTTTGATGTAGAAGAACCAATTATATCAGCGAGAGGATAATATTATGCAATTTATGGGTTTTGATGGGTTTGTTTGGTTTACTGGTGTTGTAGAAGAGCGGAACGACCCTATGCGTCTTGGTCGGGTACAAGTTAGAATTTTTGGTTTACATACTGCAAAGAAAGTAAAAGGTAAAACTGAAGGAATACCAACTGAAGATTTACCGTGGGCTTATCCAATGCAACCAATAACTTCTGCCGCCATGAATGGTATTGGTACAACACCATTAGGACCTGTTGAAGGAACGCACGTTGTTGGTTTTTTCAGGGATGGTTCTAATGCACAAGATCCTGTTATAATGGGAACATTAGGTGGTTTTCCAATGGAAGGTTCTGGTGAAGCAGGTTTTAATGATCCTAATAAATTTTACCCTAAAACAGATGAAGTAATACCAGATAAAGATTATCTAAAAGAACCAGATACCAATAGACGTGCAGTAGGTGATTTTGAAGATCCAGTAAGTGGTGATTTATGGTTTAGTAAAGATACTGCATTAACAGATAAAGAAGTAAATGAAGATATTGGTGAACGTGTATTTGATAAAAAGGTATTAATTGCAGATGGTACTAATTCTGGCATAAACAGTGAATGGGACGAGCCAGAAGATCCATACAAAGCACAATACCCATTTAACCACGTAAGAGAAAGTGAAAGTGGACATGTTGAAGAATGGGATGATACACCAGAAGCAGAAAGGTTAATGAAGAAACATAAGTCAGGAACGTTTGAAGAAATCCACCCTGACGGTCAAAAAGTAACAAAGGTTGTTGCCGATAATTACCATATTGTTATGGGAGATGAGTTTATACACATTACAAAGGATGAGGATGATTTTGGTGGTGATTTATATGTTACCGTTGAAGGTTCTGCACACTTTAAAGTAAAGGATGATTGGAATGTGGAAGTAGGTGGTGACGTTAATATAAACGTTGGTGGTAATTGGAATGAGGAAATATTTGGTAATAAGACAGTAAACATTGTAGAGAATTATACAAGTGAATCGTTTGCAACAACAAAGATTGTTGGTAACCCTATTCACTTAAATCCATAACAGGAGTTTCAAATGGGCGTTCTAGACGGAATAATTGATAATGTAACCAATACAATAGGTGATGTTGTGGATGCAACATCGTCTGAAAAAAGTTTAACGCCTGGTTTCGATATAAACACACCAGATAGTGGTTATTTTACAGGCGTTGAAGATGCAATGACATCATTGGGAGGTGAATTAAAGTCACCTGCCTTCGCAAAAGTAGATGAAATGAAAAACGCATCAACTTCATTAAACGTTACAGATAACTTAGATAAATATACTTTAGAGCAAGCCTTTGGTCAATCTAATGCTAATGATATGTGGGATACATTAACAGAAGTACAAAGTCTATCTGACGCTTTTGATGAGTGTGGTAATTATGCCCAAGATGCACTATCTTCTGCAACTACTGATTATATTAAGAACACTGGTATCCAAGAAGCCGGTAGAGAGTTAGCCAAAAAGTTAGGTCAAGGTTCAGATATGGTTGATTGTGTATCTGGTTTTGCGACCTTATTCGATTCTGCAGGTGTTATGGACGATGCAATGGGATTGGGTGATTTACCACAAATACAATCTCGAATGCAAAGTGTTATACGTGATGCAACAGATCCAAGTAAACTGTCTAATATGCTAATTAACTTAGATGTTGTTAGTGGGTTACTTGATGATTTTAATGGTATGTGTACGGGCATGAAAGATGCATTTAATAAATTAATACAATCAGATCTTTCTGCTATTAATGCATCGTTGAACAAATTAGCACAGTGGGCAGCCTTTGCAAAGATTGCCAATGCAGATCCTTGTGCTCTTGTAAATAATAATAAAATGCTTTCACATATATCTGCTCCAGTGATGGATGATATTGTTAAATTATTTAACAAAGCAACTGGTGGTAGTGCCGGACCAGAAGCCCCTATTATTCCTCTAGGTAATATTTTAGATGGATCTGCTTTACCATCATTACCAACTTTCAACCAAGCACCAGGCTTAGGTTTAGAATCATTCTCAACATATTTTTCAAGTATTTCAGCTGGGGCCGAAGATGTTGTTGAAGGTATTGCCCCTATGTTTAATTCTGCTGGTGTGTTTTTAGGTAATAGTTTAGGTGAAATGGGAGCGAGTGTATCATCACTACTAGAAAATAAAGGTGCAGTAGAATTTGATTCTATCTTAAAAGGTAGTAACTTAACAGAGGTTGTTGAAACTACTTTAGATGATATGGCATTTGACGAACTTAATTTCGATATAGAAGAATTAACATCTAGTGCAAGTGAATTAACAGATATGGCATTTGACGAAATTGCTTTAGATACACCAACCATAATCGCAACAAAATCTAAAGTAGTTTCAACATTATCACCAAAAATGGCGGCCGCAGTATCAACATTAAGTAAACCATCATCAGGTTCGGGTGCCGATAGTGCAACTCCAATTCCTGCTCAACCAAAACCCCATTCAGTATCAAAATCTATTAATAGAAGTGTAGGTAAAGAAAGTGTATATGAGCCTAGTCCATTTACTGCCGCTTTAGAGGGGTTTAAACAGACTGCAGAAGATGTTGCAGATGAGTGGAGTGAGAAATTTGAAGGAATATCAGATTCATTATTAGACAATTCCCCTTGGCCAACTGACATGAAAAGTAATTTCGATTCGCAAAATGTAAAGAAAGAAAAGACTAAAACTTGTAGTTGTGTGGGTGCTTCAGCCGCGGGTGGTTCTGGTACACCACAACAAGTATGTGCATCTAGAGGGGGTTCATGGAAATGTGTTAGTGTTAAAAAAGATAAAACAGTTAGTGGTAATACATATAACCATAAAAAGAACGTTGAGTTATCGACCACATTACCATCAAGTACACCATTTGATGTAAGTACCATAGGAGTGTAATATGCCAGGAGCAGTAAGGTTAAATGATGTTTGTACAGGTCATGGTTGTTATGGTAGTCGTGGAAACATTTCTGCTTCACCTAATGTGTTTGTAAATAGTCGTGGAGCACATAGAGTAGGTGATTCTTGGGATAGCCACGGTTGTGCTGTTTGTCCTGACCACGGTGGTTCTCAGGCTTCTGGTTCACCTAATGTGTTTGTAAATGGAATGCCACTTGCAAGGATTGGTGATTCTATTGATTGTGGTAGTACGAATTCATCGGGTTCGGGCGATGTTATTGTAAATTAATTTACTTAATTATAAATATAGTATATTAGGCAGGAAGTAATTTTATGAAACCTTTACGTAGGGAAATAGTCAGGAAGTATAAAGATATTGATTTAGATATGATTGTACATCCACATACAAATGACATTGTTGGAAGATATGATGATGATGCATTGACTGGATCTATTATTAATATTATTAGAACACGTAAAGGTGAAAGGGTTTTCAACCCAGACTTTGGTTCTAATGTGTATAATTCATTGTTTGAACCATTTTCATCTACAACTAGAATTAGGTTAGAAAAACAAATTGAAAATGCTATTGTACAACATGAGCCAAGAATAACATTAAATAATGTAGAAATTAAAGCAGAAGAAGAAAGGAATGCATACCACGTTACGATTGCATATACACCAGTCACAACTGGTATTATGTTAGAAATTGAATTCTTCTTAAATAGATTAAGGTAATTACTATGAACGACACTAAACAATTAAATATTTCAGATTTAGAGTTTGATAAAATTAAAGGTAATATACGTGATTTCCTAAAGGGTCAGGACGACTTTACTGACTATGACTTTGAAGGTTCTGGTATGAGTGTTATGCTAGATGTTATGGCATACACAACTCATTATATGGGTTTCCATACTAATATGGCAATCAATGAATCTTTCTTAGACACGGCAACACTGAGAAATTCAGTTGTTTCTCATGCGAAGGCATTAGGTTATGTACCCAAATCTGTTACTGCCGCCGAAGCAATTATAAAACTAACATTTAACACAGATGGTTATAACCCATCGGTAATTACTATTGAAGCAGGTACTTCGTTTGTATCGACAATTAATGGTAAGACACTAAATTTCATTAGTAAAGAAAATGTTAATGTTTTCCCTGATGAAGCTGGTGATTTTTATACAGAAATACGTGTTCATCAAGGTAAATTGATGACTGTTGATTTTGGTACATATGGAGATAACACAACCAAACAATTTATTATTAAGGATAAAAGTTGCGATAGGGACACTATTACAATGGATGGTGGTTGGTATAATGACCAAAACTTGTCATCATTAACACCCACATCACAAACATTTTTTATACAAGAGGGTTTAGATGGTGTAACAGAGATTTATTTCGGTAATGGTATTTTTGGTAAAATTCCAAATGATAGTGAAAATATTTCAGTTAAATACTTATCTACTGTTGGGTCCGAAGGTAACTATACATCATCGTTATACGATCAAGTATTTTCATTAGATACTACTATTGCAGGTGTGTATGATGAAAACAGGGTTATAATTGAAACTGTAAATATTTCATCTTTAGGTTCTAATGAAGAAAGTACAGAAACTATTAAAATGACGGCTCCACGTGCATATGAAAGACAGGACAGAGCAGTAACAGCAGAAGATTATAAAACTATTCTTATTGAGAAATACCCTAACATTGATTCTATTTCAGTATGGGGTGGTGAAGATAACGATCCACCACAATATGGTGCTGTGTTTATTTCAATCAAACCAAAACACGGACTTGAGTTGTCCCCAATTACTAAAGATAAACTTACTAAAGATATTCTTTCTAAGTATAATATGTTGGCAATTAATCCAATTATTGTTGCACCTGAATACACATATTTAGATATTGAAACTACAGTTAAATACAACCCATTAAATACATCTAAATCATCTGCATCTATTCAGAGTAAAATTATTGATGATATTAAATTATTTATTGAAAGTGAAATATCACAATTTAAAGTTACATTACGTTATTCACAATTAATGAATACTATTGATTCTTCAGATCCATCTATTAGTAATAACCTTACAACTGTTAAGATGTATAAGAAGTTTTATATTCAGGCATCTAATACGACAGGTAACTACATATTTAAGTTTAATAATTCTTTTAAGCCAGGTACTGCAGTATCCTCTGTATTTGGTAGTACATTAAATTCTACTCAATTTGCTTTACTTGATGATGGACAAGGTAATATATTACTTTATGATATTGTTTCTGAAAATTTCTTAAACACTACACAAGGTACTATTGATTATGATAAGGGTATTATTGAGTTAATTGGTTTTAATCCAACGGTTGATAATAATACAGTTATTAGTTTATATGGTACACCACAAAGTAACGATATTATAGCACAACGTGATAACCTACTTGTACTAAATAATAGTAAAGTAACAATGGTTTCACTACAAGAATAATTCTGGTAAAACAATATGTCAAACGAAAAATTTTCACATAATCCAGCGAAGTTTTTATCAATTTTCGTTGACCGTATGGTGCCGGATTATGTCCGTGAAGACCACCCAATGTTTATCACATTCATGCAAAAGTATTTTGAATACTTGGAGCGTGAAACAAGTGTAAATGGTGAATTAGGTGAATATACTCAAATAACAGACCTTATTGAAAATGTAGATATTGACCATGCTTTGGATCAATTTATTCCAGAGTTTGAAAAACAATACTTATCAAGTACACCTACAACTGCTATTGACCCAACAGTTCCGACAACTGATAAAGCATTTCTTACTAAAAATATTCAACCAACATATAGACAAAAGGGTACTGAGTCTGCATTAGACTTTATGTTTAGACGTGACTTTAATACAGAGGTTAAAGTCGCATATCCTAAAGAGTTTATGTGGAAGGCGTCTGGTTCAGATTGGTACGAACCACAATGGATAAATGTTGATGGTACTGCAACTAACACAAAGAAATTTTATAATAAAAAGATCATAGGTCAAACATCAGGTGCAACAGCGTTTGTTGACATTGATGAAGGTATTTCTATTTCAGATTCCACAAAGTTACTATTAACAGAAGTTGATGGTTCTTTTATTCAAGGTGAAGAAATTCATGAAGATGTAGGTACATCTGGTAATGCACCAACTACTGCATTTATTACATCAGAAGGAATACGTTCTGATGGTGAGTGTTCTGTTAATGGTGGTAAATGGACAGATCAGTGGATTAATATTACTGGTCCACGACATGAAGTTAAACACGCAACAAATAATACTATTGTTGGTGAAACTTCTGGTGCAACTGCCCACGTTGATGTGATGAATGTAAATTGGACTAGATTTAATATATCAGAAGTTCAAGGTGAATTTATTGAAGGTGAAAGAGTATATAATACATCTGCATTGAATTATAACCCCGACCCAGAAGGTAATCCATCATGGCTGCCAACTGAAAGTTTTTGTTCATCAAATAATGAGTGGCCATTAGGTACATTTCTAACTGAACGAGAATGTACTAATGCCATGCATCCAGAAGCAGATGATCCAACTTCTGTTCATTATGGTGAATCGTCACATTTATTTTGGTTTCCTTTCCTTACTGTAACTAAAGGGGTACAAACTGTTGAAAATAGTTTTTTAGAAGTAGGAACAACACAACCAACTACACGTGAAGAATGTTTAAATTTATTAGATCAACCAAACGTAGACACTGCAGTTTGGGTGCCTAATGGTAGTTGGTTAGACTCTTCAGCGTTCTTATCTTCAGACCGTAAGTTACAGGATAATGAATATTACCAAGATTATTCATATGTAATTAAGTCAGACGTTCCTATTCAATCTTACCGTGAAGTATTAAAGAAATTAGTTCACCCAGTAGGACTTAAATTATTTGCTGAATTTGCATTCCAATCGTCAGTAGATATGACGGTTGAAATTCCAACGGATTATGTTAAGTTACAAATTTTCTTATTCTCTTATCTTGATGTTGCAATGGATATATGGGATAATGAATCGGAACAGCATGGTACACTTGGACACGCACATGAAGGATTTGGTGTTTATTTAGATAAAGGTTTTGAAGAATATGTAATCGAAATGATGTCTGCCTTAGAAGCCAGTGGACAATTAATTCCAGCAGAAGATTGGGATAAACCTTCAGATCACTTATCAGTAAACCTTGAGATTGATGGTGGTATTATTGGTACAACAGTTAGGGAGAAATTGTACACAGTTTCTTGGATGAATGATGATATCCAAAACCAATTGATTGCATTCCCAGAAACTACAATGCTCGAGTTTACTAAACAACTTAAAGTATTACCTATTGATGAATTCCCACCTGCAACACAGGAATTAGAGATTGTAGATAGTTTAGATTCAACTACAGATGGTCGAATGATTAGTTGTGACCTTTGGGAACTTGGTGTATTTAAATCAATGCGTAAGGTATTGGAGTTTATTGACTCTTTCATGCCAGAGGCAGAATATGCACCTGAAAAATCATATGCTTATTTTGAAGCAAATAGAGAATCTGGAAGAATACAAAACATTTATGGTAAAACAAATGATGTAATTGATTCAGTACATATTGGTGCATTTGATGAAGAAGTTGGTAATAGAATTCACTCACACGGTAGAGAAGATGGTTTCGCTCCGTTAGTAGAAACTGTAATTACAAAAGGTTTAGAACTACCTGTTATGGATGTTGGTGCATCTGCATTCCACGTACATTATTTTAATGGTGAAGAAATTAAAAACTTTACAAGACATGGAAAACCAGTAACTGCTCGTGGTATGAACCACAACGAGGCAAGAAGACTAATTGACAGAGATTACTTTGAAATTCCTCATATGCACGGTGCTAACCTTGTATGTGGTGGTATTATGACTCCGCCTTTATGGGGTGACTGGGTAGATTCACAACAAGACCCACGTTATAATGGTATGGGAGAATGTTTTAATTCTCAATACGATAATCCTACAGATTGTATTTCGTCATACGGTGGAAACCCTATGTTCTGGATGCCTCCTATGTGTTCTAATATGAGTAATATGGATCAATCTGTTTGTGAAGATATGGGCGATACTTGGGTGGCAAATCCACCTTCTGCTTGTTCGGACGGAACATCACCTGACCATATGCAATGTGAGGCTGCTGGTGGAACTTGGACTTGGGAAACACCTAGTTATTGTACTTCATCTGAAGCGTCGTGTAATGCAGTTGGCCATTCATGGGGTTACTTCACATTAGAATCGTTACCTCCAATGAAAGGACACGTTTCATATTTCGTTAAAGGTGAATTAGTAGACAGACAACGTGGACGATTTGCCGACCCACTTACACGTGAACAAGCAAGACAACTTATTGACGGTGATGTTGCTTCGGTTACTCTTTATGATAATGTTGGTTATTTAGACGATGAAGGTCACGTATTTACAGACGAACAAGATATTACTATTGGTGGTACTATTACTAACATTCGTGGTGAAATTACAAGTGGTCACTATCACGAATATGAAGTAACTTACGACCCCGATTGGAAAGAACACACAGATTGGCAGAACAATCCACTAACACACGGTTTTGTTTACACACCAATAACTACTTGGTTATGTTTTAACTATGACCCATCATTACCAGTAGATCCTACTGTTATGGGTGGTATGGATTTCTTAGGAAACCCTTGGCCACAGAACGTATTTATGGATGTGCCTGATTCTTATGTTGGTGGTTTCTTAATGAACCCAGATATTACATTACAACATAATCAAGTTTGGCCAGAGGTTTTAAATCCTAATGTGGACTTTGTTGAAATATATTCATCAAATCATATTGCTCAAGTGCCTGGAGTTGGTGCAACTGGTGATTTAATTGGTGTTGATTCTTTAGGTACTGATACTGATATTGTGGTTGTAGAAGCATTTCCTTCTTCAGTACAAACAGACACGGTTGCTATTGTTGACCAATCTGGTATCATTAAGTTAATGAATGAGAATGATGGTACTAAGACTACCTTTATGGATCTTACTTCATTGCAACATACTATTGGTTTAGGTCCGTTTGCGAACTATGACGAACGTGGTGTTCTTGGTTTATGTTTCCACCCTCAATTTGATACAAATGGTAAATTTTACGTTTATTACATGACTGAACAAGGTGGTGGTACAGGCGCTTGGGGCTTCCCATTATCGACTACTGTTATATCAGAGTTTGTTACTGATGCAGATAAACTTACTTGTACAGATTTATCTACTGAAAGAAACTTATTTACTATTCCACAACCAGACTTTAATCATAATGGTGGTGAACTAGTATTCGGACCAGACGGTATGTTGTATATCGGACTTGGTGATGGTGGTTCTGCAGGTGATACTTCTTCAATGGAAGGTCATGGTGGACACGGTGTTTATGGTAATGCACAAAACCCTACAAATTTATTAGGTACTATTTTAAGAGTAGATGTTACAGAAGATACTGTTAATAGTATGCCGTACACTATTCCTTCTGATAACCCATTTATCAATTCAATTTATAAAGAAGGTCAACCAGAAGCAACTTCATTTAGACCTGAAATTTATGCTTATGGATTTAGAAATCCGTGGAGATTCTCATTTGCTCAAGATGGCAAGTTGTGGTGTGCTGATGTTGGACAAGACAAGTTTGAAGAAATCAACATTGTAGAAGCAGGTGGAAACTACGGTTGGAGAGTAATGGAAGCATACCACGAGTATGAAGAAGACCAAACAATCATCGACCAAATTGCCATTGATTTAGGACACACAAATACATTTGATTACTTAACAAGTTTAAAAGAACCTATTCACGAATATTCACACGGAACTGGTATATCTATATTGGGTGGATTTGTTTATAAAGGGTCTATTACAGAATTACAAGGTAAATACATATTTGGTGATTGGTCAACCACTTGGACAGGTACAAGTGGTCATTTATACACATTAAGTGAAAATTTTGATGGGAACTCTGCCCACTTTAATGTTCTACCGAATGCAATAAATGGGTCAACACATAGTCATACGGTTGACTTGACAGGAGCACACGTACAGTTTCTTAAAGATAACCCAGGCAGTCCTGTTGTACAAATACAATCAGATACAGTTCATTCAGAATTCTACCTCCATACATTTACTATTATTTGGAGTTCTGAAAATCAAGAGTTTGTTTTAATTGGTCAAACTAATCCTGAAGGACATGATGTATTAGAATTTGTAGAGTATGGAACTGATTTAACATATGACAGAACACCACTATCTATTTGGGATCCGACTACTGAAATTGTTGATTTAACAACAATGGGCGAGTCTATTCTTACTATGGGTGAGACTAATGATGGTGAAATTATATTTACTACTAGAACTGGTATTGATACTTTCCAAGGTTCTGGTGTAGGTAATACATCAATGTATAAAATTACAGATTCTTATAATTCTGAAGATATACCTACTGCAAATAACCAGATACCTTCAACAGAAACTGCTCATATACACGGTTACGAAGTAACGTATGACGAGGAGAATTTATTCCAGGCAGTTGAAGTTTCAGATATTGAAATGCAAAACTATGATGCATTCTGGCCAATTTGGTCTTGGAATGATCCTGCATCACATATTCATCCAGTAAACAGTGCTTGGAGTGGTGAAACAGATACACAAACATTACTTGGTTCTTCTGCAGGTTGGTATTATAATGAAGACGAAGAACAGTGGATGCCATATGATATTGGTGCAGATACGCCTTGGGCACCACCAGTAGAAGAGGATACTTCATATACGTACATTGAAACTGCTCCATCTGTTGCTATTTTAGGTGCTAACGAGTATGGTGAAAATACACATATACATTACTTCGACTCGTCTGTATTAGATACTTATGGTACAAACCAAGGACGTCTATCAACACCATTAACTAGATTGCAGGCAGAAGAACTTGCAAACGGTGTTGTTAATGAAGTTACTATTTATTCATCAATTAGTGATAGTGGTTCGCATTTACATTACCACGAGTTTAAGGTTTTATGGAATCCTGCAACACAACAATTCCTTGCACAAGAGGTTGGTGAGTATAGGGATCTTATGGGGACTGGTGAATGGACTATAATTTTAGATGAACAAAAGAACCACGAACACACATTAACTGTAAATGGTATCACTACTAACCTTGGTTGGAATGGTACTCCGTTATTTACAGCACCTGATGTTACACTAGGTCTTGCCCACGATTGGGATAACCTTGAAGGTAATAAACCAGATCATTTACATTCATTTAACGGTACAGATCTAGATACTATTGGTGTTAATGCAGGACGTATTTCTGAAGCACTGACAGATGAGCAAACAACAGACTTAATTAATGGTGATGTTGAATCGGTTATGTTATATTCTTCAATTGCGAACGGTGATCATTATCATGGTATTAGAGTTACATATGATGATGTTGGTTTAGCATTTATTGCCGAAGATGTTGAACAGTGGGTATCAGAAGATGGTGCTCAATTTCAATCATTAACACCTAGAACACACGCACATACTACAGAAATATCGAATCAATTATCTATTAATGGTTTTAACCAAGAACTGAATAGTAACGATTTACCTGTATTTGCTTCGCCTGGTTACCCATACCCTGGCGGTACACACCCTCATTTCCACAACGGAACTGTTGTTGGACCATTCGCTTGGAATAATGAAATTGATTATGCCGACGGTTTAAGTGTTCAAAACGCAATGGACTTGATTAATGGTGTTGTAGAAGAAGTTATTATTTACGATTCTATTGAGGGTGCTCACTTCCACGACTATACAGTTAAGTATGATGATGTTGAAAATAAATTCTATTGTACTAATTCAATAACTTGGATTCGTGGTGGTATTGAAGATATTACACAAGATCCATTAAAATATTACGTATCTGTTGTACTAAACGTATCAGAAGGACTTCATTGGCATAACTTGACTATTGAATGGAATCCAAACGACGAAACATTGCCTCAACAAACTGGCGGTGCTGTTTATGTGACTAGAGTTGTAACGACTCCAGAAGTATTAACGTCAGACCCACAAACGTCTATTGATACTAGTTCTACCGAGTTGAATCCAATCGTAGAGACTCTTACTGATACACCAAATGTAGGAGACACCACTGAAATTACTAAGTTCTTAGATAACGTAACTACAACAACTACTGTTACTACAACGGTTGTTACTACTGTTACTACTGAAACTTACTATTCAGATGGTACTATGGAAACTGTTGTTGGTAACCCACAGACTACTACTGAACAAGATACTTCTTCTACAACAGAACAAGTTGAAGATATGGCAGAACGTCAAACTAGAATTAATGGTATATTACAATCAAACAATGCCCCTATAATTTGGATTCAAGGAACGTTTATTGACGGTGAAGGTACACATGACCACTTATTATACACAGGTTGTACTTTGGATACGGTTGGTCCATTCTCAGGTAGAATGTGTGAACCTATTACTGTTGGACAGGCAAATGAGTTGATTAATGCACAAGATGTGAATTATGGAATTATTTTCTACGATTCACCAAATGGTGCGGATAGTCACTATCACGGATATACAATTAAGTTTAATCCATACATAGGAACAGATGGTGAGTTTGTAGTTGAACCATTAAACCAATATGACCAAATACCAGGCACAGGAACTACTATACATAAGTTCTTATTGACTGGTGGTTTCCATGACCATGACTATTGGTTGAGTGTTGCAGAATACACACAACTTGTTACTGGATCTAACATAACGACTCAACAAAGGGATACAATTCACGCACATTTATATACACACGACGTTACAATTGGTTATTCTGGTGGTCAATATAATTTATTAAATCAAACTAATAACCTTGATGGTCATAACTTGATTTCATATGTTGGTTCATTAGCTAGTGGTGGACAATGGTCAATTAGTACACAAGGTTCTGGTCTTGGTGACCATATTCATACAACTATTGTTGATGAAACAAACGTGTGGCCAACAAGTATTTAATAGGTGGTTTTATTATAAATAAGTCGTATAAATAGTTTCAGTTTTATAAGAAACATTAAATAAATTAAGATTAATTTTTAGGAGTAAAGAAAATGGGTGCTATTGTAACCAGTAAATTCAGAACACAAAACTTGATGGTGTTCATTGACCAGTTCAAAACTACTGGTAATGTAGCCACAGATAATTACTTATACCTTGGATTTGGACGTTCAAATGCTTGGGCAGATGATGCTCAAGGTAATGACGAATCTTCAGGTCAATTCACACTACCCGATCCATTAGATGAAGATGAACATCAGTATTGGTTGGATATTGTTGGTGCAAAGCGTATTCAGAATGATGATATTTCGCCTGTACTTCCACGTGTAGACTGGAGTGTTGGCGATACACTTGCGTTTGATGGTGATGTTGCCAATGGTATTACTGGTATTGATGAGCCTGGTCGTTCTTTCGTATCAAAAACAGGTTCACACTCAACAGTAATGAATTCAAATTACCTTATTTACCAATGTGTTGGTGAGCCTTCTACTGGTAAATGTTATATTGGTGGTGTTTATGATAGTGGTACTGCATCTTCTCGTGCTGTTTGTGAAGCAACTACTGGTGGTCTTTGGTTACCTACTGGTGCTTCTGAGGAACCTACTGGACATAACAATGGTGCAGATATTTCAACTTCAGATGGTTACGTTTGGAAATATCTATACACTTTAGAATTAAATGACATTATTAACTCAACTACAAATGACTGGATGCCAGTTATTACAGGTAGTGCAGTGTTACCAGATTCAGACCAATCATTATACGGTGATGTTGATGCAATCTTTACTGCTAAATGCCACCACGGTCTAATTCACGTTAGATTGGAAACTTCAGATGGTTTCCCAGAAAACGATGACTTCCGTCAAATTGGTTTATTACGTAATCCAGAACTGACAGGTGGTGGTACACGTGCTCAAGGTTCAGTATATGCAAATGCAGATACCCAAATGGAGACAGACTCAGGTCAGTTAATTTACCTTGAAAATAGACGTGCTATTACACGTGCCGCTGACCAGATTGAAGATTTGAAACTTGTAGTTGAATTCTAAATCTGCTAAATAGATATAAGGTGTTCATATAGAGCACCTTTTAATGATTTATTGATAGGAATAGAATAAAATGAGCTACAATTTCAATACAGCACCATATTACGATGATTACGATGCGAATAATAGATTCTTAAAGATTCTATTTAATCCAGGCAGAGCAGTTCAGGCCCGTGAATTAACGCAAATTCAATCAATTCTTCAAAATCAAGTTGCATCAGGCGCCAATCATATTTGGAAAGATGGGGCCAATGTGTTAGGTGGTGAAGTTTCAATTAACCATAGAGATTGGATACAATTGGCTTCTGCAGATACCTCTTGGTTAAACCGTGTGGTTTATGGAACAACTTCTAATGCTGTTGCTGTAATTGAGCAATTACATTCTGATGAAACACAACCAATTTATTATTTTAGAACTTTATCTGGTACTTTTGCAGATACAGAAGCACTAGCAACATATGACACAGTATGTAATGGTGGACAGGATGAGTTTGGTGGGTGTTTAGATAACTCGTGGTATGACAATTCATTAACTGTATTAAACGGTTCTATTGTTGCTAAAGGTAAAGCACTTGAAGCCAAGATTGGTAATGGTATTTATTGGATTGATGATAACTTTATTCCTGTATTAGCACAAACTATTTTCTTAGATGATAATTCAGCAACACCTACTTGTAAGGTTGGTTTTGATATTGAAGAAACTATTGTTGCTTCTACTACCGATGCAAGTCTTTTAGACCCTGCTTCTGGTTTTTATAATCAGAATGCTCCAGGCGCTGATAGATATCGCATTACATTAAACCTTGTAAAAGAAACAGATTCATTAGAAGCAAATAAATGGGTTTGGTTGATGGATGTTGAAAATGGTGCGATTACTACACAATATGAACGCACTGATTACTCATTACTTGCAAATGAAATTGCTCGTAGAACACACGATGAAAGTGGTAATTATACACTAAATCCATTCCCACTGGAATTAAAAAATAACCTAACAGATGATTCATTATACAATATTAAAGTTGAACCATCAAAAGCATATATTAGTGGTTATGAGCATGAATTATTAGTACCAGTTGAAGTTTCTGCAAATAAATCACGTAGTACAAAAGCAGTAGCAAATGATCACATTACACCAGAATTTGGACCTTATTTTGAAGTAGAAAGTGAAAACGATTTTCATGGTGTATTTGATGTATTACATAAAGAGTATGTTATATTTGTAACCAACTCAGACTATACAACTGCAATGGCTACACCAGATACTATTGGTGTTGCAAAACGTATTACCCATGTAACAATGGTAGGTACAACATTTAGAATTTATTTAGAAAACGATGAAGGTTTAGATGCAATTTCACCTGCTAGATTTATTGTTTCTCAAACAGACCCTTCAGTATATGCAAAATTACATATACCAACAGGTGTTGCAGTACGTAAAGGTGTTAATAAACCGTGGTTATATGAATTGACAGATGTTGTTTCTTCTGTTACTTCTGGTCAGGTAACATTCTCTACCCAAAAGAACTTCACTGCTCAAATGACTGGTAGTCGTATTGACGTACCTGCCGGACCAGTAGGTTTACATTTTGAGCGTATATTATATATCTATAATTCAACGTCTGGTAATATTGTACCAAAAGCAGGTACAACATCAACCTCAACAGTATTTTGGACTGAGGATTTAAGTGGTAATGATTCTGCTCTTATAACTATTGTGAATTCTAGTGGTGTGGAAGTTACAGATCTAAATGGTGATTTCTTACATATTATGTCAGATATGTATCAATCAGATGCAGTATGGAGAAGTATTTCAGAAAATGATACAACTGGTACTTTTACATTATTAAATGAAGTATTAACTATACCACATGGTGTACAAAATATTATATCAGTAATTGCACCTGATACAACTGATGTTACTTCTAGTTTTACCTTTGATGATGGTGTTACAGATACAACATATAAAGATGGTACATTAACTTGGACTGATACAGTTAATGCATCACAGCCAGGTACATACACAGTAACATTTAAGGCACACACTTTTGGTGATATTGCAACTGCAACATATTTTACAGTAAATTCTAGAACAACTGCTGGTATTAATTATTCTAATATTGGTGTGTATCAAGGCGACATTAACCAAAAAGTATATAGACTTTCTGACTGTTTAGATTTTAGAACTTCTGATGAAGATTACTTAACAGGTACATACTTACCATTACCAGAATCTAATATATCTTGCTCATATGAATTTTACTTACCACGTAAAGATAGATTGACTATTGACGATGATGGTATTATTAATATTAAAGAAGGTTTCCCATCTGAAGATCCAATATTACCTACAGAGTTAGATAATGAGATGACTTTATATGAATTATATGTACCACCATATACATATGATGCAAAAAACATTAATGTAACACACGTTAAAAACAAACGATACACAATGCAAGACATTCGTGCTTTGGACGAACGTTTAAATAATTTAGAATATTATACTGCATTAAACTTATTAGAACAAGATACTGCAGCCATGCAGGTAACGGATGAGTTAGGTTTTGAGAGATATAAAAATGGTATTTTAGTTGACCCATTCCACGATCATGGTATTGGTGATATCACAAACGACGAATATTATGTTTCTATTTTCCCAGAAGCAGGTATTTGTACTACCCCATTCACAATGACTGGATTAGATTTTGAATCTGGTACAATGAATGGTATGAAGCAAAACAATTTAACATATACATTAGACTTTAATGTTATTGAGGGTTGGATTTCGCAAAACAATGGTTCACAAGTTATAAACTTAAACCCTTTCGCAAGAAAATCTTGGGTCGGTTTTGTAACAATTTCACCTTCAACAGATACTTGGTTTGAAGAACTATACGTTCCTGATGTTATTGTTCAAAACGAAAATAACAATTCAGTAACACAACAACGAATTGATTATGGCACACAGACACGTTGGAATGCGTGGCAGACAACTTGGAATGGTTGGAGAGATACTGGTGGACGTGAAAACGCATCTGGTTCAGAAGTTATTTCTAGTTCTGGTAATGATTGGCAGTGGTCGACTGGTACTTGGAGTACACGTAGAAGTGGTATTACACGTCAAAGACGTATTTGGAGAGAAATACAAACAAGAGGTGCATCTTGGGATCAAAGACAAGTACAACAAACTAACCAAGTTAGAACTGGTGAAAGAAGTTGGATAATGACTAACGATATTAGGTCTGAAGTTAGTGATCTAGTTATTGATACTTCTGCTATTGAGTGGATGCGTTCAAAAGATATTACGATTGAAGCACATAAACTAAAACCAAACACACAAATGCATTTCAGATTTGATGGTGTTGATGTTGATAATTATGTAGCCCCTAGTGGTGGTGCATATGCAGAACCTGTTGTTACTGACGCATATGGTAAATTAGAAAATGTTAAATTTACAATTCCATCAGAAGGTGGTGTGGATGGTGTTAGGTTTAGAACTGGTTCTAAAGTTTTAGAAGTTATGGATTCGTTTGATTCTAATATGACTACACAAGGTAATGCAGTATTTACATCTGCAGGAACTTTAAAAACAAGAGAGAAAACAATTCTTTCAACATTAGAAAATGTAACAGTTACTGAAAATTTGACACAAAATCAGACTCTATCTGGTGGTACAAGAACAGTTAGACGTGGTGGACAAGTAACCACTACAAGTGAATCACGTACAGTAACAGAGTGGTATGACCCAGTTTCAGAGTCATTCTTAGTTACAGATTCTGATGGTGGTGTATTTGTAGATTCAATTGATTTATACTTCTGGTCAAAAGATGCAGAAGGCACACCAGTACGAGTTGAAATTAGACCTATGGAAAATGGATACCCTACACCTACAGAAATTCCAATGGCATCTGTTATGTTGTATCCTGATGATGTTGTTACATCTAATGACGGTAGTGCAAATACTAGATTCCAATTCGCAGACCCAATTTATTTAATGAATAATACAGAGTATTGTTTTGTTGTTATTTCAGATTCATTAAATTATAACATTTTCATATCAGAATTAGGTGAAGTTGATCTTATTACTGGTGATAGAATTAGTTCACAACCATATCTTGGTTCAATGTTCACTTCACAGAATAATACAACGTGGACACCAGAACAAAATAAAGATATTAAATTTAGAATTAATAAATGTTCATTTGATACTGGTACTGAAGGTACAATACAAATTAATATGAAGGGATTTGAAGGAACTAAAAAAGTTACTTCATTTACACCATCTTTCGCACCAATGACATTACAAGGTACTGATGTTACATTAGAAGCAATTATTAATGGTGATACAAATAACACTATTACTGGTGTGGTTGATAGAGAGGATGTTGTTCTAGAACAACAAGTAACTCTAGATGGCTCACATACTATTGACGCTGGTTACCAATATACACCTATTTCGTATATTGCAAAATACACATCAAGTAATAGTAATATTTCACCAGTTATTAATGCAGAAAGAATGAGTACGGTTGTACAAAATAATGTAATTTCAGATGATGATGTATTATTAAAGAATCAAAAAGGTATTTATGTTTCTAAGTTTGTACAATTAGCAAATCCTGCTGAAGATTTAATTATGTGGTTATCTATTCAAGAAGTACCTAATACTTATGTTAAGGTATTTTACGATACAGGTAAAGTTATTCCACGTTATATTGATATTATACCATATACAAATACAATTACTCATGGCGATTTTGATGTTAATGATTTCGAGGAAGAATATAGTTACATATACCCTGCAGGAACGTTTTCACCAGAAAATATTATCACAAACCAAAATGCACCACAAAATAATTGGAATGGTGTAATTGGTGCCACTGGTAGTGGTTCTACACACGTTTCAACGGCATATGTAGATGGTGATGATGAACCAACCAACTTAACAAGAATGCATTTGGTTGATATGTCTAACATGAAAGGAATTAAACAAGGTTGTTTCATTTCTAGATATGATTTAGATGGTGTAACACATGATATAACATCGTCAGGTGTTGGTACTGATATTTCTAATTATGAAGTGGATGATATTTGGTTTGGTACATGGGATGATGATTTAGATAGAAAGTTCTGGAGAAAGGTTTTATTACCTAATGGTACATTTAGTAAAGAACCAGTTCCTATTTTATATATCGATTCAATTGTTGATGCAGACCATGAAGATTATGGTTCAGGACTTGCCGTTATTGAAGAAGAACCTATCGAGTGGAGAGAAATGAAAGATAGTGGTGTTTCTATTTCTAACAGTACAGTTGTTACTAATATGGAATTTATAGAGCACACATTCAAACCTTTAAAGAAAGTTGTAGATGAGTTCGATTCATTTAGAATAAAAATTGAATTACATACAACCAATCCTTGTTATTTACCTGCAGTACGTGAATTACGTGTACTGGCAATGACATAAAGGAGAATGTAATATGAAAGAATTAAGATACAAAAAAGATCCTAACACTGGTGCAGTTGTGTTTATGGATGCAGATGCATATTCTGCCCGTAAAAAGGTTTTAAGAAATCAAAAAAACACAATTCAGACACAGAAGGATTCTAAAAAAGTTATAAATAGTTTAAGAAATGAAGTTTCTGAACTAAAGAAATTAGTAAGGGATTTATTAGAAAAATAGAGGGTTATTATGGCTACTACTGAAACTGGTTTTACACAAATTCCATATGTTAGAAAAGATGACACGTTTAAAGAGTGGAGAGAGCGTACTAACCTTATGATTCAGCAACAAAATAACTTCGTTAAGATGCAAGAATTTGATATGCTTGGTGTTAATGACACGTGGGTTAGAACTTCAATGCAACTGAATTATTCTGGTGAAACAGAAGAATAATAATTAATATTTAAGGAAAGAACACCAATGGCACATTACACTGGACATACGTTCACACTGACTGAACTTAATACTATTGAGCAACAAAAATCTGATTTTTTAGATTCTTTGAATATTAAATTATCTTCACCTGACCTTTTGGTTAAGGATTTAGCACTTATGTTAAAATCTTTAGAGGTGATGGAAAATTTAGAGCACCTTCAAGAATATAAAGATTTCATTATTAATGTTGCACAAAAATCTGCTGAGTTTGTTAACCCAATTGAATTAATCACTAACGGTGGTTTTGATGTTACATATAACACAACCAACCTAGTTCAAAACTCTTCTTTTGACAATGACGCATTTGAAGTTGAATTAGTTAAGAACTCTGGTTTTGATGTTCCTGTAGACCTTGCACGTCCTTGGGCGAATGGTATTGCATACTTATTTGATATTTTTACTACTGAAGGAACTGAAGTTATTCGTGCATATACTGATGGTCAACAGACTGCAGTTGCATGGTTTGAAACTGTTCTTAAACCAAACACTCAATATAAATTCTCATACGACCTAACAATTAATAATGTAAATTGGGATTTACCTAACGGTGGTTTCAATATGGTTGATATTCCATCTACAGATAAAATGGTGTTTTCTGAGGCAGGTGGTGGTCCAGACCCACAACAAATTGTTATTTCAATTATTGAAGACGAGAATTTAGTTCTTCCGACTTGTAATGGTGAAGTGGTAGAATGGGATAACACTGTTGACTACAACCTTGCACTTGGTGAAATGGAAAATGCCTGTAAAGCAAACGATGCCGTATGGAACTACGACCCTGTCTCATCTTCATTCTATTGTGATGATGATGGTGATGGTTACCCAGGCAATGGTGCAGTTGATCAGGCGGCTTGTTATGCAAATAACGCCGTTTGGGATGAGGGCGAATTAACTAACCCTAATACACAACAACACGACATTGTTCCTTATCACGTAGAAGCACGTGAAGGTGATACACTTATCTTTACTAACCCAGTTGGTAACTATTTGGTACACAACGCAGTATCTGATGATAACATTTCATTCACTTCACCAGATTTAAACCCAGGCGAAACATGGAATTGGGTTGTTGATGGATACCACGACATTTATTACCATTGTACTTTCCACCCTCTTGAAGAAGGTAGAATGACCACAAAAACTAATCATAGATATGTTTACTCTATTGACCACGGATTGAATCCAGGCGATACTGTTAAAATGGCAATTAACTATGGTTCTATGGTTTCGTTACCATCATTATCTAACTCATACTTTATTAACTTATTATTACCTAATACACTTTCAACTACTGGTGGTGCGCCATATACTGCTGTTGAATCATTATACCACGATTTATCTATTGGTAATGTTATTAGTATGCAATCGGGCGATGTAGAAACTAATCCAGAAGCAGGTGTACCAATGATTGTTACTTTTGCCGGAGGTGTTGACGCAGAAACCATTTCTGCAACTGCTTCAGCAAATGTTACTGCTGGTGTAGTAAGTGGTTTAGAATTAACTGCAAACGGTCAGAATTATACATCTAAACCACTACTTTATATCACTGGTGGTGGTGGTTCTGGTGCTACTGGTACATTAGAATTTGATGGTGGATTGTCGGGTATTGAATTAAGCGAAGTGGGGGCCGGTTATCAATCAACACCAACAATTCAAATTTCTGCACCAGATGTTGGTCAATTAGGTCCAGATTCTTCATGTACAGATCCTACATACACAGATCAAACTTCTTGTGAAACTGCATTAGAAACTTGGTATGAAGTTATTAATACTATTCAAGCAGAAGCAAGTTGCACAATTACACCTACAGGTGAAATTGATACAATTACAGTTACAAATATGGGTTCGGGTTATCACACACCACCAACTATTACTTTCATAGGTGGTTCACCAACAGTAGCCGGCGCTGCTAATGCTATCATAGATGGTTCTGTATATTCAGTTACATTAACTTCGGGTGGTTCTGGTTACGGTTCTGGTGATGGTTCTGTTGGTGTTGGTGAACGTCGTTGGGAAGATTATATTATTACTGCTGTTGCAAAAGGTAATGAAAGAGTAGATGTATTCTTTGATGATGTAAATCAAATTGGTCATACTCATACTGCCGAAATCACACCTGCAGAATATGTTCAAATTCAAGCAAGTACAGCAACTATGATTGTTACTTCTGAAGATGCAGGTCATACTCATACTGCAACTTTTGATTGGGACGCAAGTGCAAATAATGGTGGCGGTGCAATGTTCCTTGTTGGTATGACAGGTTCACATACACACGGTATGGAAAATTATTACGATATTACTGGTGGTACTAAAGTAGAATTAGTAAACTTTGGTCACTATCATGAAATATTAATTACTGAAGCCGATGAAGCCACACTAAAAGCCGCTCCTTTACAAAATGTAACACAAGATATTGATGGTACTTGGAGTGCAACTTCTGGTAATACCATTATTAGAACTTCAGACTTTGGTACTTCAGATCCACAACATTTCCATACAGTAGAATTTGGTTGTTTAGACCCTGCTACTGATACATATTTAATTATTGAAGTTGACCAACATATCCACGATATGGGTAGAGTTTGGTATCCAGGCAGTAACCAATTCACTGTTGGTAAATATGACTTCGCATTGGGTGGTGATGATTTAAACCCATCTGCTATTGCAACACCATTTACTGATATTAATGGTTATGTTAAGAAAGAAAAGGGTATTGAGTCAGACGCTCATGGATTAATTCCTGGCGATAGAGTACACTTTGAAAACGTATATAACGGAATCCACCACGGTAACACAAACTACTGGGTTGATTATGTAATCGATGCAGACCACTTCGCATTAACTGAAGTAGTTATTTACCCACTAGAAAATTCTGCCGGTACTACCCCAACAATCCATAATGTTATTGAAGAGTATGAAGTGGTTGCCGATTTGGCATCTTACAGATTCCAAGTTGACCGTGATATTACTAATCATATTGGTTCGCCTTATGTTGAAGGTATAGAAATTCTTTGGAGTCGTCCTAATACAGTTAAATCAAACAATCATGGTTTATCTGTTGGTGATATTGTACAGTTGCCTTCTGGTGAACAACCATATACACCATCTGAATTGCCTGGTGCTATGAACGACCATACGGTTGTTGCTTTAGGTGATGGTTATGGTCCGACAGATAATATGGAAATTACAGTAGATACTAACACTACTGTAACTTGGAACGACCCTACACTTACAACAGTTGAAGGTGCTCAAGACTCGCCTTGGTTATGGTCTTGGTGGGATCATACTGCAGATTCTTACTTCCCTTATCAAAGAGCAGGTGCCACTTATGACAACTTCGGTGGTAATGATGGTATTAACGGTGGTTTTGAATTATTCCGTGGTGGTACATATAAGTTTACTAATAATGCTTGGAATCCATCTGGTCATATTACATTAAACGACCCAGTAACTGGTAACCCAACACCTATGTATATGCACGCCGCTGGTGTTAAAGCAATGCTTGGTGCTGGGTGGGATAACCTTGTTCAAGCAGGTATGGTACAAAACGATGGAAACAATTGTGTTTCTATGAGAGCAAATCACGGTCTAACAATTACTGCTGGTGACCATAATGACTTCGTTAATACTGAAGAAGAGCCAGGAACGTGGGTAGGTTCAGAACCATTCCCTGTTTGTATGGGACTAGGTGGTTGGTGTGAAGAATTAGACGTTGATGGTTGGTATTATAATGGTGAAGACGTTAAATCTAACTGTGAAGCACTTAACCCTACTAATGACCCAGGCTTAGCACAATGGAGAGAATCACAATTTATTGGTAACTTCTCAAAAGAATTTACTTGGACTATTCCTGAAGATTTCGGTTTGACAGGTTCAGATGGTGCAACTGGATTAGGTCCTTTTGTACCACCTGGCGAGGTTAATGGTGCTTACCATATGACACATGATGGTGGTTTATACCGTTTTGATAAATCTGGTATGATTGAAGGTACTAACAGAACGATTAATTTATATCGTGGTGGTACATACACGTTTAAGATTAACTCTGCTGGACACCCACTTTACGTTACAACAGATGACGGTTCGCATTTCACGCCAGGTGCATACTTTGGTGAATACTTATTAGGTGTTCAAAACTCACGTGCAGAAGAAGGTGCTGGTGTTCAGACTGAAGGAACTGATATGTGGGGTAATGACGATTCTGGTGTTCCAAAATACGAAGAGTTAGTATGGACTGTTCCAGAAGTTGCGCCAGATACTATGTACTATCAGTGTGCATGGCACGCTTCAATGATGGGACAATTCAATATCCTTGATATGCCTGTTATTAACGCTGGTGATGATATTGTTGTTTACTTCCATCACGGTCAAGACAATATGTACACTCCATTACATATTAAGGATAAGATTGTTGTTGATAATGGTACATCTACAGATTACTTCCAAGTACAACCTGCCCCAGAAAATGCGTTCCCAGTAAAAGGAACTCAAGCAGATATTTTAGGTACTAATAATGCACTTACTGCTACTGGTCCTGGCGCTGTACCAGAAATACAGGCAATGAATATTGAATTAGGTACTGTATCTTATATCGACCCTCTTGCGATGGTGCCAGGTATTGGTTCTGAGCAATTCCTTGTTACTAATGATATTGGTGGACTTGCTAAAGTTTACTTCAGTGTAGATATTGATCAACGTTCTGATATTATTTTAGACAATGTAACATTTAAAGAAGTTGTATGGACTGAAACAGGTTCTTGGCAGATTCAAGGTGGTTCTGCATTTACTAATACTACAGATGCCGCTTATATTGAGCAGATTGTGACTGGTTCTATTTCCGAAGGTGTTACATACGAAGTTAAATACGATATTATTGAATCATTTAAAGACCAATATGGTGCTGAAATTGGTTCTATTACTGCAGAATTGCGTGGTGACACGATAGTTCAAGGTATTTCTAACACTTTAGTTGGTCATTATTCTGAAACTCTAGTTGCTCCTGCAAATACTACTATTCTTAGATTAGTTAATAGTGGTAAAGGTAAGATTGATAACATTTCTATTAAAGAACGTGTTACTGGTCAGAATGCTTGGTCTATGGGTGAAGGTTGGACATCTGATGGTGCAAAAGCATATTTAGATGGTTCTATTGCTTCTTCTACTGAAGTTTCTCAAACAGTTTCTATTGATACTGGTAAACTATACGAAGTTAAATACTCACTTGCAGATGTAGATAACGATAATAATGGTATGACTGGACGTATGAGAGTAACATTGGGTACTAACCCAAATCAGTTAATTTCTAATTGGAACTTCGATATTACAGATACTGATTTAGTTAATTGGACTAATTCAAGTGATACTGTTCAAATTATCGATGGACAACTGATATTTAACTCTGCTTCTAATGATACTTCTACTTACACACTATCTAACGCATTAGTTGGTGGTGTTAAATATGAATTAACTATTGATTGTGATTTAATTGAAGATAATATCCTTAACTTCCAAGTTGGACCTGGCCCTACTGGTACACATCCACACACTTTCCAAATGACTGAGTCGCAGGGTCAATGGTTACAAGAAAGCACAAATAACAGTTTAACATTCGAGCAAACCGATGGTTATCATGCAGAAACATATACACACGAATTTACAATTAAGTGGTTAAATGTTGGTGGTATTAATCAATATACGATAACAGAACAATCAAATCCTGAAGGACACGATGAATTAACGTTGGTTTCTACTACTATTAATACACCTAGTATTGATTTTGTAATCAACGGAAACACAATGGGTACTATTAATAAGTCTGGTATTCGCCATATTAACTTTATTGGTGAAATTACTACAGATTTAGTATTAAATATGAACGATTCTGGTGCTATTAATAGTGTTAAATTGGTTGAGGAAGATATTCCTGTTATTGATTACGATACTACTGGTTTAAACCAAGAGGGTGAGAAAGTATATCACGTTCGTGCTGGTTCATATGATCAAAAGATTCACTTTATCGGTGATGTTGATAATAACAACCCAGAGGAAAATAACCCATACTATTCTAATGTTGGTTTTGAAGGTTCTATTGATAATGTTTCAGTACGTGAAATTATTGAAAATTGGACGTTTGCTTCACAACAAGATGGTGTTGCATATGTTGATCAAAATACTAAACAAATTTATACTTCTGGTACTGGTCCAAACAACCGTGGTATTGCACATATCAATTTCGAAATTGAAGCCAATATGAGTTACAAGGTTGCAGTTAAAGTTGACAGACCTACAGATTCTATTCTTAAACTAGGTCCAACTCCAGATAGTTCGGAGTATGGTTCTTTAGTTATAGAAGATACTGACACTAATGGACTATTCGACGAAGCACGTGACTTTGTATTCAAATCACCTGTTGCTGGTACTTGTTACTTGACACTTTCTACTACTGGAAATGGTTACACATATTGGGACGATGTTTCAGTTAAGACAATTCCTAACCTTTCATCTGACGAGTATTTATTACTTGCTCGTTCTATGAATGTTATGGGTGTTCCAATTGGTGGTGAAGAAAGATGGAATTCTAATCATTTAGATATGGAAAACGCAGACTACACTGGACAACCTATTTGTGGTCATAGAACTATGGAATCATTCGGTGAGTCTGTAATTGAAGATTACTACGACGTTAATAGACGTGGTAACGAAATTATGAACCCACCTATTTCATTATCTACATTTGATGTTACTACTGGTCACAGAAGTGTTGCTTCTATTGTTCCTTCTTGTACTACTAATTTTGGTACTGAAGAATATACAATTAAAGCCGCTTGTGAACAGATTGTTGGTGTTTGGTATCCTACAGACCCTGCTCATTGTAGTAATATAGATTACACAACTCAAATAGATTGTGAAACTGTATTTGGTTGGTGGACTGTTGCAACGCCAGGTTCGTGTTCTGACTCGTTATATACATCTGAATATAGTTGTAATGGTGCTGGTACTTGTTCTGACCCTTCGTACTCGTTTGAATATACTTGTACTGCCTCTGGTACTTGTTCTGACCCAGTATATAATGATAACCAATTAGGTTGTATTGATTCTGGTGGTTCTTGTTCTGATGGAACTTCTACTACTTCTGGTGAGTGTTACGAGACGAACGGTACTTGTTCCGATGGTGTTAGTACAACTAATACTGAATGTGGAACTGCTGGTGGTACTTGGACACCAACTAACGTTTGGACTGCTCTAAATACTTGGACTAATGCTGGTAATACTTGGACGTCTGCAGGTAATACGTGGACGCCTGGTGACCCAGGCTATTGTTCTGATGGTATTCAAACATCTCAAGCAGTTTGTGAAGGACCTAGAGGAACTTGGATTGAAGAAGACTTCGAGCATTGTACTACTGATATACCATTCTTAACGGTTAACAATCAAACAGATTGTGAAGCACCTCGTGGTACATGGGATGTGACTGTTGTTGATGAAATGGGTGGTCAATGGGTAGAGATTGTTGGTGATGGTATTGATATGGATTACACAGTAATTTTAGGTGGTGTTGAACAAACTAACGTTCAGAACATCAACTTACCATATAAGATTAAGTTTGAGGTTGCTCCAACTACACCACTTGGTGAACAAGTATTAACTGTTACTAACTCTGACGGTGATACTGCTTCATTTACTGATGCACCATTTACAGTTACTGATCAATTGCGTATTATTACGGTAGTTGATATTAATACTATTACTGGTGCTGGTTTTGTTGCAGATACGGTAGTTGAGTTTATTTCATCAGGTACTACTACGGTTGCTGATACACCTGCCGTTACGGTAGTTGATGCAAATAACATTACAGTTTCACCTACACTTAGTGCAGGAACTTACGATGTTAGAGTAACAAACTTAGACGGTCAAACGTTTACTGAAGTAACTGCATTAACAATTGTATAAAATAATTGAGGGTGAGCAATCACCCTCATAAAGAATTAGAAAATAGAATAACTATTATAAATAGTTGTATTATTATAAATATTATTAAATAAGAATTAATTTATTGGAGATAACGAACAATGTCTGTAACACTATCAACCATATCAACGCAAGTTGACCAATTTAACGATATTCCAGATATCACCTTTACTGGTATTGATATTACAGAGTTCGTTGAAGAAGTAGAAATTTATACTAACACCCCTGCAGTGATGATTCCAACTAAGTTGAACGCTATGGCGGGCAACATGAAGGCTTGGTTAAATTCAAATGTAACTACCCCATTAGAAAACCAACAAAATACGTTTAAAGATGAAGTTGTCGTAAGAACAAATACTGCTATGAATGCTGTAGAAACTTACATGAACGATGAAGTTGCTGGTTTTATTAATACTGTATTTGTTCCTTGGGCAAACGATGCCGGTACTACATTATCAACTGCTTCTAACTTATTAGAAACAAATGTAACTACTCAAATGACGCAGTTACAATCAGACTATACTATCCACGTACAGAATCAAGATGCAATTATCCAACAGGCAATTGATGATATGATTCTTCAACTTTCACAGTACACTTCTGGTGCTGCCGATTCAGGTTACTCTATCCATCAAACGAATTTATTGATGTCAGATCTAACAATGACACGTGAGATTGGGTTTGCAGACTACAAATATACTAAAGATGGTCAAATCGCATTTGCAGAAGAAGGTGCTAATAAAACCCATCACATTGCTTACGATAAGTCAGGTAATATTATATCTTTTGGTGAGTCTATGCAAATTGACGGTGAACCACGTCCATTTGTTCAGCATCTTAAATTGGATAAAGAATTAGGAACTGGTTCTACTTCAGTTGAAAAGGTTAAGGCATATAGTATATTTAAATCAGTTTCAGAGACTGGTATTGAATCTTTTAGAGCTACTGCTCATGAGACAGACGGTGCGCCAGGTGTTGATCTAACTATTTTGAATAATACATCAATTGCAGATACAGATAACCCAGAATTAATTATTCGTCGTGGTAACTCTAATGCATTATTATTTGATGGTATTGACGCTGGTGATATGGTTAAAGTTTCTAACCTAGATGGTACTATTTACAACGATGGTATTTCTGGTCAATATGCAGAGGATTATGAAACAGTTATGTTTACACCACATTCTTCTTACTGTCATGATGGTCTTTCTTCTGTGACAGGTTGGGGTGTTGTTGTATCAGACGGTGCATCTGGTATCGATTCAGACGGTAGTGATTTTGATGATCCAACCAAATGTGAGAACTATTCAAATGCATCTGTATCATTATTAGACGACTTCAGTAGAACTTACGAGTATGATATTGTTGGCGAGTCTTATGATACAGACCTTTCTGATGGTCTTACATATAAAGTTTCTATTACAGATGATTCTGGTGTTGTTGATACTTACGGTTATACTATTGACGCAAATAAAACATTAGGTACTGGTGCAATTTTAAATGCAGTTTATGACGATGGTGTTTCTGATGTAAATATTACTAATGGTGGTTCTAAATATTCAGAAAACACATTCGCTAGAGCATTTGATTTGGGTGCTGTTGACGTTACAGGTTCTACAGAAACTAAAGCAGAAGCGACATTCACGTTAAGAAATGGAATGGTTGATTCTATTAAGGTAGTTGGTGGTGGTGCTGGGTATCAGGGTTTCTGGAACGTTGTTGTACCAGACGGTGGTAACGGACACACACATAACTTACAACTTTCACAAGCAGAAATTAATACTATTAAGTCTGGTACTACAGTAGTTTCTACTACAGTAGAGGGTGGTCATTCACACGATATTACAATTTCATGGAATTCATTTACTGAGAATTTTGTATTTGATTCACAAGTTGGTGCCCATGATCACGGTAGTGTTGCAGATTCATATCAAATTAACCCTTCTATTACAGTTGATTTCAGTGCTGGTCTTGGTGGTAACGCAGTTGCTCATGTATTACTTACAGAAACTAATGAATTAGATAAAGTTGTTGTTACAAACGGTGGTTCTGGTTATTTAGTAACAGATATAGTTTCTATTACTGGTGGTAACGAAACTACTTCTGGTGCAATTCAAGTATCATATGCAGACGGTGGTATTGATTCTATTTCATTAACTAATCAAGGTACTGGTTATACAGATACAACACCTAAGACAGTTTCAGTTGCTATTCAAAATAATGCATTTCAACCTTCAATTATTTCTGCTAACGTTGGTGATACTGTTGAATTTACTAACTTAGATATAGGTGCTCATACAGTTACTAATGAAGATGGTGCATTTGATTCTGGTGATATTCCACAGAATGCTGTGTTTAGTTACACTATTGTAGATGACACAGAATTAACAAAAGAATATAAAATTACAGATACACAGACTGGTGGTGGTGCAACTCTATGGGTTCGTGAAAATACAGTATTTGTAGATATGGTAACTTCTACTGGTGGTGGTATGCGTGGTATTGCTACGGTAAATGCTTCTGGTAATATTATTGACATCGCAGTTGACCGTCCAGGCAAAGGGTATGTTGCCACTGACACAGTTAAACCAATCGACGTTTCTGGTCCTGGCGAGGGTGCATATGCAGATGTAGTAACAAACCGTTCTATTGATACAATTACAGTTGACAGTATTGGTTCTGGCTATTCATTAGATACAGAAATTATTATTTTCGACCCAACTGGAACACCAATTTACGATGATTTGGGTGTTGAGATTGATCGTGTATATGGTTCTGGTGCGAGTGCAACAGCAACTATTTCTTTAGTTACAATTCCTGCCTTCTGTTCTGATGCATTGGTTACTGACGAACCTACTTGTACAACGACTGGTAATACTTGGACTGCTGAAGTACCACAAGGTGCTATTACAGAAGTTTCTGTAAACCGTGCAGGTAGTGACTATGTAGATATAGAACTTATTATCAATGACCCTCAAGGAACTGGTTCTGGTGCTATATTAAGTACAGGAATCAACAATGTGGTTAGTGATATTAACTTTACTTCACGTGGTGCAGATTATGACGAACCTTTAGTTCTAGTAACAGACCCTTCAGGAACTGTAGGAACAGATTCTACTAATACTGTTGGTGGTGGTTTTGAAGGAACTGTTGGTCTTAATAATGGTATTGGTGCAGTTACAATCGTTGAAGATTGGCATGATTATATTAACGGACAAACACGTGTTATTGTAGTAGACGCTCATCCTGAGCCTACTGGTTATGGTGCATCGGGTGTTGCTTCATTAGGTGGTGCTGGTAATGTTTCAAACGTACAAATTGATAATCCAGGCAGTGCATACAAAACACCAGTAATTATTGTTGCTGGACCTGTTACATATACAGGTGGTTCTATTAATGCTGCCGATACAGATTATGCATTATTTGGACCAGAAGGTAATACTGATGATTCACCATTCTCTGCTAACAATTCTGCAGGTACAAACTTTAAGAACGGTATTTTAGTACAATGGCAATCATACCAAGGTCACTCATTAAATGACTCTTGGGAATTTACTACACAATCATGGAAGAAAGGTACACCAGATTCGTTAGTGTATGAATCTTCTAGGTTTAACGGTTCTACAAACAACATGAAAGGTGTTATTACATTGAAAGATGTTTGGGACGTATAAACTATTATAAATAATTAAAAAATATATTTAAGAAGGACAAAGAAGAACTATGGATATTTTAACACTTGGTAAAATGAACCAAATGGCAAAAGACTTAGACCAAACGATGGAATTCCTAGCAAATTCTACATTTGAAACTCTAAAGGACATTTGCGATACACAATCAGACATCATAACAACTCAAACTGGTCAAGTACAATGTCTTGAAGACACAACTCAAGCAGGTGTTGACGCTTTAGCTGCTGCTGGTGGTGGTAGTATGGGTATGAATGAGTTTATGTTATATAACACTAACCATTGGTCTGTTACCAATGGTGGTTGTTGTTTACATTGGACTGTTCCAGAGAACGTTAAAACTATTAAATTTGAAGTTTTAGGTGGTGGTGGTCCTGGCGGTTCTTCTGGTGGTGACCATGAAGTTACTGTAGGTGGACAAGGTGGTGGATATGCATCCAAAACCATTTATGCAGAACAAGGTCATTTCGTGCCGGGTTCATCAGCATACACTTTATGTGCCGCTGGTACTTCACAGTGCTCATGTTGTTGCCAATGTTGTATGTCACGTAGACAGGGTTGTACTTCATACGCTACTGGGCCAGGTTTAAGTAACTTCTGTGCCGTAGGTGGTTTAGGTGGTTCAACACCATGGGATAAGATGTCAAATTGTTATGATTGCCATATGGGTCATATTCAATGTTGTGCATCAACATATGATAGTTCTTGGTCTACACAGTCTATTCATACACAGTTTTATGGTGCAGATTACGGATTTACAGGTACTACAGGATCATATACAAGAGGTTACAACTGTTGTAATGAGGTAAGAGGTTACTCTGGTGGTCCTACAGGCCCATTTGCAGTTTCTGGAACTGGTTCTGGTGGTCATGCTTGTACACAATGTTCAGGTTGTCGTGGTGGTCATTCTGCCTTCCCTGGCGGTGGCGGTCAAGGTCATGCGACTGCTTCTGGATCAGGTTGTTGGGGTGGATTTGGCGCTGGTGGTTTAGTTAGAGTCACTTACGCTTAATAGGAGAAAGAATAATGGAAAAATTAATTACATATAAAATTCCAAATGAACGTTATGGTACAGACGATTCAGAAGGTAAAACGTCAACAGTATCATATAACGGACCAGATAAATTAATTTGTTGGGTTATTAATAATGAAGATGTGACTAGAATTGTAGATGCATTCGCAGAAGATGAATTACCTGATAGACCAACACCAAAAAACTACACTGTGGTTGAAATTGATGCAACAGAATCAGATGAAAATGCATTAAGAATTGCACTAATTTATGGTGGTATTCCATCACAAAGACAACTTGAAGTTGATAATGGTGTTGCAGAATTACCAAATCCTGCAATTGCAGATCCAATGCATTTAAGGGAAGTTTATTCACTACCTAAAGCAATGGATAATGATTGTATTAATTTAGATACAATGGAATGGAAACCATTAGAATATAGAACTGGTGATACTGCAGATAGGGATGATGCTTCAGTAAGAACTATTAGGGATGCATTATTACACCCTACAGATGGTAAAATTGCTGAAGATATGCCAGAATCTTTAAAACAAGAATGGTTAGACTTTAGACAACAATTAAGAGACTTGCCATCTTTAACTACCAATATCCCTAACAATTTAATAGGTTATCCTACTGCACCTGATCAACCAGATGGATTGGATTTAATTGAAGACCTTGTTAGGATTGCAGATAGAACACAGTCAGATCAAGAATCAATTGATCTACAGTTACCAGATAACATTACATAATATAATTTATTTAGAATAAGGAATAACAAATGGATATTTTAACACTTGGTAAAATGAACCAAATGGCGAAAGATGTCGACCAAACGTTAGAATTTCTAGCGAATACGACTTTTGAAACTTTGCGCGATGTTTGTACAAAACAGGGAGAAATTGAAGCAACTCAAACTGGTCAAGTACAATGTCTTGAAGACACAACTCAAGCAGGTGTTGACGCTTTAGCTGCTGCTGGTGGTGGTTCAAAACCATATAAAGAATTTATGTTATATAACACTAACCATTGGACTGTTACCAATGGTGGTTGTTGTTTACATTGGACTGCACCCGAAGGTATCAAATCAATTAAATTTGAAGTTTTAGGTGGTGGTGGTCCTGGCGGATCAGGTGGTTATGACCACGACATTGGTGTTGGTGGTTGGGGTGGTAACTATGCCTCAAAAACACTTGAAGAAGGTGTAGATTTTACTGCTGGTGTATCGGCATACACTTTATGTGCCGGTGGTACTTCACAATGTGCCTGTTGTGGACATTGTCAACCTTGTCATACTGGTTGTACTTCATACGCTACTGGGCCAGGTTTAAGTAACTTCTGTGCTACTGGTGGAGAAGGTGGTTGGACTGCTTGGGATAAGCTAAGTTCTTGTTATGATTGTTCTATTGGTGCTCAATGTACAATCGGTCATGTGGTATCTGGTGGTTGGGGTCAATGCCAATCTTGTACTCCAGGCTTCTTCGGAGCAGACTATGGATTTACAGGTACGCCAGGAATGATTAATAAAGGATACTCATGTTGTTCTCACTTATCAACAACACGTGGTGGTCCAACTGGTCCATTCTCTGGCTCAGGTTCGCAAGGTCAGGATACTAACCATTGTACAACCACAGGAAGGGGTTGTTGTAGGGGTCATGCATATTTCCCTGGCGGTGGTGGTGCCCATGGTGGTTTTTCTGGTGGATCAGGTTGTTGGGGTGGATTTGGCGCTGGTGGTTTACTTAAAGTATCATACCAATAGAATATTAGGAGTATAGAAAATGTCAGAATTAACAAAAACAATTACATATAAAATTCCAAATGAACGTTATGGTACAGACGATTCAGAAGGTAAAACGTCAACACATACATACGTTGGTCCTAGCCATTTGATGTTATTCATGGATAAAGAAACACATATGGTTAAGGAAGTACAAGATATGGACAACTTATGTGAACAACCTACACCACTAGATTTTTACGAATTAGTATTAGATTGTGATGAATCTGTTGAAAATTGTATTAGATGTACTTTAATTGGTCCTGTAGGTTATGATAAACCAAAAGTTTATGAGGTTGCAGTAGGTCCAGAAAATCAAAAAAATAATGTAATCAAAGACCCAACACACATTTCAGAAGTTTATGATCAAAATTCAGTTGCCGAAGGTTACAACGGAAGTGAGTGGGCAGACTTGACTTATGAAACTGGTCGTTGTGGTGACGATTTCCCTAACAACGAATGGGGTAGGGATAATTGGAATATGGAGTTTATTAGAGGTGTTAGAAATGATGATTTAGAGGCATCAGATGCAGCTACATCTGAAGATATGCCAGATAGTATAAAACAAAAGTGGATTGATTATAGACAACAATTACGCGATCTTCCAAACGATTGGGACGGTGTACCTGCAGATTTAATTGTTATTCCACAGGCACCAGATGAAGCAGATGCTTCAGTATTTGCAGATCCTGATGTAGATGTAATTAATATTAGTGATAGAACTGGCGATGATGATGTAGTGGTCGCTCAATTACCAAATAATGTAAATTAATTAAAGTATCAAACACTATAAAAAATTAAACCCCCTTAATTGGGGGTTTTTGTGTTTATATATATTAATGAAATTTTATATTATGATAGGTATATGAACAATGAAAAGTATTAAAAAAGTAGTTATAGTAGGTGGTGGTAGTGCCGGATGGATGACTGCATCTAGTTTAGTGAAAAATTTCCCAGATTTAGAAATTACAGTAATTGAATCAACAGATATCCCCACCATAGGTGTTGGTGAATCCACCATTAATTCAATTAATATATTTTTAAAAGACTTAGGTCTTAAAGATTCCGACTGGATGAAGAAGTGTAATGCCGTATATAAAACATCAATAGATTTCACTAATTGGGACGGTAAAGGTACAAGAATACGTTATCCATTTGGTGAATCTAATTTCTTTGATGATTATATAGCTGCAGATTGGTTTACTAAAAAGGCATTGATAGGTGCAGATAAAGATGAATTTACATCATTTGCACTTGGTTCTGATCAAATGATTAGAAATAATAAATTAACTAGAGATTTTAAAATACGTGGTTGGAATTTTGATAAAGATACAGCATATCATATGGACGCAGGTCTATTTGGTGATTATTTGAAAAAATATTACTGTATTCCAAAAGGGGTTACACAAACAATAGATACAGTAATTTCAGTAACCCAAAATGAAGATGGCGATGTGGATAAATTAATTCTATCTGGTGGTGATACTGTTACTGCAGATTTGTTTATAGATTGCACTGGGTTTAGATCATTACTACTAGATGGGGTATTAAACGAACCTTATATTTCATTTACAGATAAACTTCTTAATGATAAGGCAATTGCAATAAGAATACCTTATGTTAATAAAAACGAAGAACTTGAACATTCAACAAATGCAACTACATTAAGTTCTGGTTGGGTATGGAATACCCCACTGTGGGATAGGATAGGCACAGGGTACGTGTATAGTTCTAAGTTTTTAACTGAAGAAGAAGCAGAAAATGAGTTTAGAGAGTATTTGATTAATGATAGGGATATTAAACATAGTAGAGAGGAAATAGAATCAATTAAAGCAATGCACGTTGATATTAATCCAGGCATACGTGAACGAAGTTGGGTTAAAAACGTATGTGCTATTGGTCTATCAAACGGTTTCATAGAACCAATAGAAGCAACTGGTTTAATGTTGACACATAATAGTATATTTGCACTAATACAAACATTACAAAGACGTAATTGTGGTGTAAATGGTTATGATAAAGAAATTTTTAATAGAAATATTAGAGTTGGAATGCAAAAATTCACTTCATTTATAGCAGCCCATTATGCTATGTCAGAACGTGATGATACACCATATTGGAAATATGTAACTGAAGATATAAAATATACTGATGATTCTTCAGACGAGTGGAAAGGTTTAATAGATTATGTACCTGAAAAGATAACTCTATATTCAGATTGGTCTGGGGAAACACCAAGAAAAAATGGTATGTCTTTTATCATGGCAGGATTTGGATATAACCCAATAACTAAAATGGGTATAGAAATGTTTTATGGTGAAGATAATATGAATGTTCCATATTCTAGGTCTAAAGAAATTGAACAACTAATATCTGAAGAAATAGAATTAAACAAAGATTATATCAATTCATTACCTACACATTATGAATTCCTAAAACGTACAATTTATAGTGGTGTATAAATAATTTCACAAAAGGTTGACTTTTACATAAAAATAGGGTATAATAACTCTATTATGATTATATTATTAACAAGTGAGGTGAAAAATGAGCAATCGCTCTAAAGCGTTTTTTATAAACGGTGGTGCAGGACGTGTTCTGTGTTCAATTCCAGCATTGAATAAATATGCAGAAGAATCTGGTGATGATGATTTTATTATTGTTTGTGAAGCAGGTATGGACTTCTATAGGGGACATCCAAATCTACACAAACGTGCTTATGAATCATGGCATAAAGGTTTATTTGAAAACCACCTTAAAGATAAAGATATAGTATCACCTGAACCATATAGGGTTAATGAATATTTCAATCAGAAGTGCAATTTAGCACAAGCGTTTGATATAATAATTAATGAGTTAGTCGAACCAAGGGTTTTACCAGATCCAATTATAAAACTAAATAAAAATGAATTAATTCAAGGTCACCAAACAATACAAGAGATGAAGTCATCTATTGGGAAAAATAAGGTAGTAGTAGTTCAACCATTTGGACGTTCTATTTCAAAAATGGGTGATTTTTTAGTAGACCAATCCAGCCGCTCTTTTGAATTACAAAATATTATTAACATTATTGAGAAACTAAGAAAAGAGTATTTAGTTATTGTAATGAGCGAATACCCAATAACAGTATCTACAGATGAGAAAAATATGGTAGCATTCCCACAAATACCTGATATTAGATTATGGGCATCCATTATTAATTCTGCAGACCATTTCTTAGGGTGCGACTCTGTAGGTCAACATATCGCAAAATCTCTAGGTAAAACTGCAACGGTAGTAACAGGGTCTACATTCCCAGAAAATATTAGTTACCCAAACTTTGATGGGTTTGATATTGTAGATATTGGTAAAGATAAAAGGGTTTATTCCCCTATTAGAGTTTCTATAGATGATGAACGTGATCGTGGAAATGATGAAGTAATGATGATGGACGAAGAACAAGAGCAACTTGTAGTTGATTCTGTAGTTTCGTTTCTAGGTAAAGGTGAAAGGTTTGAAGGTTCTTTTACACCAACAGAAGAGTGTGGTGGTAGTTGTGGGTCTATTCCTGCAGGTAGTAATACACCAGAATATAAATTTAATACAAAGAACCTTTTAGGAGAATTATAATATGAGTCAGTGGATTGCAGGTATTGCTAGAGGACATAACGGTGGTGTATGTCTATTAAAGGATGGAGAGGTTGTTTTTGCTATTGAGGAAGAGCGTTTAAGTAGACAGAAATATGATGGTGGACCATATGCTTCTATGGTTAAGATTTTAGACTACACAGATAAGTTAGATTATCTTGTAATTTCACATACACAACCAGATGATTCTAGAGTTGATTTTAGTGGTGATAGTGTTTATACTGGTCTAGCACGTAAATTACGTTTAATTGATGACCCAGAAAATCAAGTATTAGATTTACACAAATGGCACCATAAGTCACATTCTGCCTGTGCATTTTACCGTTCTGGTTTTGAAACTGCAGTATCAGTTATTGTAGACGGAGCAGGTACATTCATTCCAATGAATATTAATGGTAATGAAGAAATGACTTGGGAATTAGAAAGTATTATTAATTGTAAATATCCTGCAGATTTTAAAACGTTATATAAACACCAAGGTGGTAGAGGTCCATGGCAAGGTGCTCATTTACCAGAAGTTTCTAGTGAACGTGAAGGTGAAGAAGGAACACATGAATTGATTCTTGATGATACTGCAGGTATTGTTAAGTCATATGAAGCAGTTACACAATATTGTGGTTGGTCACCTATTGAAGCAGGAAAGACAATGGGGTTATTTCCTTACGGTAAACCAAATGATAAATTCCCTAATATCTATACAGATGCAGGTGGTGAGTGGAAAACGGCAGATAGAAATGTAATTATTCCAACATATCCGAATGGTGCATTAGTTAACTTTGGTAAGTATAAGTATTTAACTTCTAGTGAAGAACAAATATCAGGTGACGTAACATTACTACAAAACCGTAGAGATATGGCATATGCAGTACAGACTGAATCTCAACAAATGGTATTAGATTTAATCCGTAAAGCAGTTAAAATGAGTGGAGAGAAGAACGTTGTTATTTCTGGTGGTTACGGTCTTAACTGTGTAGCAAACTATTGGTACTTAGAACAATTGAAAGATGAGGACATTAACATTTATGTAGAACCTATTTCTAATGATGCTGGTACAGCAATGGGAGCCGCCATGTTGGTACACCATTCTATTAATAAAGATAGTAAAGTTAGAGATTTTGCAGAATCGTTATATCTTGGTCCTGTACAAAAGAATACTACTGAAGAAATTATTGAAATTGCTAAGAAATATGGTGCGACTGGTGTGTTTGATGAACAGTACTCCACTGATGCAGTTAAGTTAATTCTAAAAGGTAATATTGTTACATTATTCCAAGATAGATGCGAAAATGGTCCTCGTGCTTTAGGTAACCGTTCTATCCTATTCGATCCACGTACACTTGATGGTAAAGACTATGTGAATAAAGTTAAACGTAGAGAATACTTTAGACCTTTTGCAGGTTCAATATTACACGAACACGCACATGAGTGGTTTGATATGAGAGGTCTTGAAGAGTCACCACATATGATGTATGCTATGAATTGTTCAACTGATGAATATGCAGAACAAATTCCAGCAATCATTCACGTAGATGGTACTTGTAGAATTCAGACTGTAAAAGAACATCAAAATCCAGTTTACTATGAAATGATTGACCACTTCTACAAAGAAACTGGAGTGCCAATTTTATTCAATACATCTTTCAATCTTGGTGGCGAACCACTTGTTGAAACTATTGATGACGCCATTCGTACACTTGCCAATAGTGATATTGAATATCTCTATATTCCAGATAATAATTTAATAATTGAGGTTAAAAATAAATGAAAAATATTATAGTAACAGGTGGAGCAGGGTTTATTGGTAGTAGGGTTATTAAAAAACTCAATGATAGTGGGGTGACTAACATTATTTTAGTTGATGACCTAACAGACGGAACTAAAATTAATAATATTAAAGATCTTCAGATTAGTGATTATATTGATAAAGAAAATTTTATTGAAATTTTATCAATATTAGCAGAAAACGACATGGTTTCAGAAATATACCATTTTGGTGCTGAGTCATCAACAACTTGCAATGATGGTAAATACTTAATGTCTAACAACTATCAATTTACTTGCAATATAATGAATATATGTGCTAAACATAAAATTAATTTATTATATGCATCATCGGCATCTGTTTATGGAAGTGAAGAAGAATATTTCCATGATGAAAAAGACAACTACCAACCAAACAATATGTACGGTTTTTCAAAACTACAGGCAGATAAATATGCAAGACCTTTAATGAAGAAATGTAAAATGATTGGTCTTAGGTATTTTAATGTTTATTCTGATGGTGAATTCGAAACACATAAAGTTGGTATGAAATCACCAACTGCTTGGATGAAAGAACAATATGTGTCTACTGGTAAAATTAAATTATTCAAGGGTTCTGATGATTATAAACGTGATTTTATTCATATAGACGAAGCAGTTGATAAAACAATACATTTAATGGAAATATGTAAAAGTGGTGTATATAATATTGGTACTGGCGAAGCAAGATCTTTCCTTCAATTAGCAAAAGATGAAATTGGCGTCAGTGATAGTGATATTGAATATATTAATATGCCAGATGAACTGCAACAACACTATCAAAAATACACCAAGGCAAATATGTCGTCATATGAACAAATCATATGACCTGACTATCGCCAGGTCTAATACGATAGTTATCGGATGATTCGTCTTTACTAGATGATTCCATAACTATCGTATTATCTTCTAAACAAGTTACTTGATGTGGTTTCATAGGTGGAATAGTTATTACATAACCTTTTTCCATTATAGTTACGTGTGTTGAAGAATCTGACATATCCATAAATTCAATCTGTATTTTCCCTTCCATAATGACCCACGTTTCGGTTTTATTTTTATGGAAATGCATTGATGATTTATGACCTTTCTTGTAGAAGTGCAGTTCCTTCATACAATATTGCTCATTACTTTCATGTATCAGTTCGTGTCCCCAACCCTTTTGAATTCTAGTCGACATCTTTAATCCTCTTAATCACATTTGTTGTACTCTTTCCTTCTAACGTTGGAAATATAACAACTTCATCTACAATATCAGCACCTACAACAGTTTCAACTGTGTAGTCACCACCTTTCACTATCACGTTTGGTTTGATTTTTTTAATCAACTCAATTGGTGTGTCGTCATCAAAAATAACAACTTCATCGACACCATCAATTGCTTCTAAAATAAGTTTTCTATCTTCCTCATTGTTAATAGGGTTTCGTTTAATACGCTCTACCGACTTATCACTGTTAATACCAACAATTAACCTATCTCCCAATTTAGCAGATTCCTTTAATAAGGCAATATGACCACTATGTATAATGTCGAAACAACCGTTAGTAAACACAACCTTTTCAATAACATCTTCATATTTCGGAACAGCAGTACCAACTTTACCTACTACTACACCAGCCGCTTTGGTTGCCTTTCTCATAGCAGTTTCAACACCTTCGTGTAAGAAAGAAGCAAACGTTGCTATAACAGTATCACCTGCTCCTGTAACATCATATACTTCTTTTGCTTCAGAGTTTAATTTAATATGATTATCCTTATCTACCCATACCATTCCCTCAGCACCAAGGGTAACCAATATACCCTTTAAGTCTAAAAGAAAAACCACATCACGTGCTAATTCTATACTAAATTCACCATACACTTCTTCAAACTCTTTCTTATTTGGTGTTAAGCAATAAGCACCTTTGTATTTTATCCAATCAGTACCTTTAGGGTCAATAATAACTGGACAAGAAAAATCCATTAAATAGTCTAAATACTCACCACATATAGTACCTTTATTATAGTCAGAAACGATAATAACATCAGGTTGATAATCTATTGTGTTATTTTGTGGATATTCCACATTACCGTGATCAATACGTACTAATTGGTTTTTGTCCGACATAATTCTAATTTTAGTAATAGTCTTATTTTCATAAGAATATCTAAAGTTATATTTAACGTCATTTTCTGTTAATTTATGTGTTAGGATCATAGAGCCTTTATCATACCCCACACACCCATATAACCTTGTATCGGGGGTAAATACCTTTGTGGCAAGTGCAACGTTGGCTGCACCACCAAGTCTATGAGAAACCGATATATCGTCCACTACTGGAACAGGTGCTTCTGGTGATATCCGTGTGCAACTGCCATTCCAGTATTCGTCCACCATTACATCACCAATAACTATAATTTTCTTTTCATTCATCACTAACTATCCATTTTATATAAATATACCAATTACGTTAATATGTATAACGACAATATAACAAGGAAACCCTATGGAAGATAAAGAAATTAGGGACTCGATTGATATTATGAAAGAACGAATTACTAGACTTGAGGAGCAAATGAAAACTGTCTATAATAAGACAGAGGTCATTGAGGGTAAGGTAGATAAGTTACTTGAGCAGAGTTCATCACAAAATGTCGATATCGCAACCAATCAAATACAGATTGGTAATGGTGAACGATTCTTTTGGTTAGTGGCATCTGCTGTTATTGGTTTAGTAATATATTGGATAAAGGGTGGATGATGGTATGATTAGTTTTTTATTTGATTTAGAGATGCTTTTGGCAATACTAGGTGCTACACTTGGTATTGGTGGATTTTTATTTGCTCTAAAACATCGAAAGTTTTATTCAGTTTATGCTCGTTCGTCAATACTACTAGGTGGTATTAGTTCGACACTTCATTCATACAATTTCGAGTTCATCAGACAAATATTAGAACCGACAGATTTTGCTATTGCTTGTGTATTGATACAAGGTATGTTTAGTTTGTCTATTCTTGCATTCACATATACTATTTTACGTTTTAAGTGGAAGTGGCAAGTTGATGTAGAATCGCATTGCGACTATCAACATTGTAATCTAAAAAGGACTAATAAATAGTTAATATAAGAGAAGAATTATGGCAAAGTTACAATCAGCAACAGAATTAAAAGAATACGCATATCGTAGATTGGGTTATCCAAAGGTAGAAATACAAGTGGACGACACTCAAGCATATGACCGTATTGACGATGCTATTCAATTATTCGTTGAACGACATTTCGATGGTGTTGAAGAAAAGTTTATTACAATTAGGTTTGTTGCTACAGATGAAGCAAACCAATACTTAACATTAGATGATGGTATTGTTGCAGTTACACGTATTTATGAGCCTGGTGCATATTCTTCTGAAGCGATGAATGATGTTCGTTATAGAATTATGATGGATCAGATGTTTGATATGACTAAAGTCAATATGCAATATTTTGAAATGACTATGCAACATTTAGATCTTATTTCTGATTACTTCAACCCAGACCGTACATTCACTTACAATAAAGCAAATAATCGTTTATACTCTCATTCTGGAACTATTCTAGGTCCATCATGTAATGTTAAAGGTGTTTGTTCAGATACTTCTTACACAGACGAAACTGCTTGTACAGGTGCTTCTGAAACTTGGACAGCATACGACACAGAATCTAAATGTACTACTGCTGGAAGCAAATGGTACAATGGTAGTAGAATTATTGTTAGGGCATTTGTTGCAGTTGAACCAGATGAATCTACATCATACGCACTTGACGTATATAACGACGAATGGATTAAAAAATATGTGACTGCATTACTTAAAAAGCAATGGGGTTCTAATATGAAGCAATTTGATGGTATGCCATTGCCTGGTGGAATTGTTGTAAATGGTCAACAGTTATTTGATGAAGCAAATGAAGAAATTCAAAGATTAGAAGAAGAATTCTCATTGAATTACGAAATACCAACTAACTTTCTTGTAGGTTAATATAATGGGTATGTTCGACAATATGTCAAAATCACCAATGATTAAATCAATGGTGGAAGAAATAGTACAAGTTATTGGGTTTGAAGCCAAGTACCTACCACGTAAGTACAAAAACTTAGATCCTATTTTTGGTGAGGATCCAACTTCACATTTTGATACTGTATGGACATTAAATATTCTTGTAGATGAATACCAAGATTATGGTGATATTGGTGACTTCTATTCAAAGTTTGGAGTACAAGTAACCGATGAAATGAAGGTATCTTTCACAAAGAAAGAGTTTGCAGAAGAAACAGTTTCTACAGATGATGATACACCAATTGCAGGTGATTTATTATATTTTGGTGACCTAGAAGCATTATTTGAAGTAACGTTTGTTGGTAACGATTCTTCTTTTTACCCAACTCCCGATGGTCCACAACACGTTTGGCAAGTTAATCTTAAACCTTGGGAATATGACCACGAAAGTATTGATGTTACAGATACAGAAATTGAAGGTCTTGAAGCAGATATTCAAACTTCATTAAATAATGAACTTAATACCCCTGATTGGGATTTAGAAGATGACGACGTTCTTAATTTTGAAGAAATGAACCCATTTGGAACAATAGGATAATATTATGTTTGGTACTACTTTTTATCACGGTTCTACTCGTAAACTTATTGTTGCTTTTGCTTCAGTATTTAATAATATTCACGTCCAAAGAAAAGAATCAGATGGTACTTTAATTAAAGATATTAAAGTTCCTATTGCATATGAATCACAAAAGAAATATCTTGCTAGATTAATTAAAGATACCAAAAAGAATCGTCAAGTTCCACGTATGGGATTTATTATGAATGGTGTTGAAATTGATTTAACACGTGCCGGTAATCAAATGAATGAATATCGTTATGACCATGAAGATTCAGATAAAGCATACAAACACTTTTCTCCTATCCCATATAATTTTAACTTTACGTTAGATATTTACGTAGATTATATGGACGATGGTTTACAAATAATTGAACAAATATTACCTTATTTTCAACCAGATTTTAATGTTGTTATTGAAGAAGTACCACAACTTAATGTAGAACGTGATGTTCCTATTGTACTTAGTGGTGTTACTATGACTGATGAATTTGAAGGTGATTTCGGTGAACATCGTATTGTAAATTGGACATTAGATTTTGTAATGAAGGGTAATATGTATCCACCTATTACAGATGGTAAAATTATTAAAGAAATCATTGCAAACTACAAACTTGCAGGTGATGATGGTGATTTTGATTTGACAAATGCACCAATTATGGAACAAGTTAAAGAATCAGTTGATCCATTAACTGCTGGTGTAAATGACGTCTGGACAACTAAAGTTGAAGTTGGTCATCCAGATAACCCAGACGATTCTACAGATACAGACACAGTGACCGAAGTTAATTGGCCTGTTTAATTATGGAATTATATTATGACAAAGAAAACCATTGCAGAAAAACTTGATGAGGAGTTAGGTTTAGCAGATGATATTATTGCTGAATTTGAACACCCAGAAACCGTAGAAGTAACCGAAGTTGAAGTTTTAAGTTCAGGTAAGGAACGTGGTATTGCACCTAGAGTTGAAGTTAAGTCTAATGCAGATACAGGTGATTTGAATGTCGATTATGAATATGCTAGAGATAATTTATACAATTTAGTCGAACGTGGAAACGAAGCACTAGAAGGTATTGTTAAGTTAGCAAAAGAAATGGAACATCCAAGAGCATACGAAGTTGCTGGTGGATTAATAAAGACAGTAACAGATTCAACTATGGAGTTGATGAAAATACAGAAAGAATTACAGATTATGAAAGGGGAAAAACCAAGCGGTAATACGACCACTCATAATAATCTATATGTTGGTTCGACTGCCGATTTACAAGCAATGTTAAAGGGCAAAGATATAAAATGACAAATTTAAACCAACAAATTAAAAACGAAGTATTATATAAACATAGACGAGAAACACGATTACAATCATTAGGTATGGTTGTTGGTATCGCAGGTACAATGTTCATTGCTATGAATATTATGGACGTTATAAAAGAAGTCAAAACATTACACGACAATCAAGATAAGATATTATCATTTGTACAAGAAAGAAAAGAAATGCCAGAAAAAGTGAGGAACTTTGCTAGACAAGAAATATTGAAACACGAAGCAGGTGATATGTCAAGATGGAAGAAAGTAAATAAAAGATTAGATGTATTAGAGGATAAATATAATGAATGAAAACCAAAAAGCAAAATTTATTAGTCAATGCGTCGCAATGTCCCCTTGTCCAAACCCAAATAACCACAAAATGAATAATGATTTTACTGGTTGTGAAATATGCAAACTATCTATTGAAGAATTACAAAAATGGGAGTCATATACTGACGAAGAACGTGAAGTTATTTGTAATGATATTTTAGATAGGTAACTAAAATAAAGGTTAATTTATATTATGGCAAAGACAATATATCTCGGTAATCCAAACCTTAAACGTCAAAACGTCGATATTGACTACACCGAAGAACAAATCAAAGAATATGTGAAGTGTAGGGACGACCCTATTTACTTTGTAAAGAACTACATTCATATTGTAAACCTTGATAAAGGTTTGATGAAATTTGAATTGTATCCGTTCCAAGAAAAACTTATTAATACACTTTACGAATCACGTTTCACAATTGTTAAGTGTCCACGTCAGTCGGGTAAATCGCAAACATCACTTGCGTTTATGCTTCATTATGTTCTTTTCAATGACCAAAAGAATATTGCTATTCTTGCAAATAAATCAGCAACGTCACGTGAATTGCTTGGACGCCTTCAAATGGCATATGAAAAATTGCCGATGTGGTTACAGCAAGGTGTGATGGAATGGAACAAAGGTTCTATTGAACTTGAAAACGGTTCTAGAATTATGGCCGGTTCTACATCATCCAGTTCAATTCGTGGTTATTCATTTAACTTGATTTTCCTTGATGAGTTTGCGTTCGTACAACAAAGTATGGCAGAAGATTTCTTCCGTTCAGTATATCCTACAATTTCTTCAGGTAAAGATTCTAAAGTAATCATTGTATCAACACCTAATGGTATGAACCATTTCTATAAAATGTGGATGGACGCTGTTGAAAAAAGAAACACATACAAAGCATTTGAAATTAATTACTGGGACGTTCCTGGCCGTGATGATAAATGGAGGGAAGAAACAATTCAAAACACGTCTGAAGAACAATTTAAACAAGAATTTGAATGTGAATTCTTAGGTTCTGCAGGTACGTTAATTGCTCCTGCTAAATTACATTCTTTGGTGATGAAAGATCCTATCTATACGAAAGATGAATTAAAAGTTTATGAAGAAACTGTTGAAGGTAACTCTTATGTAATTGCTATTGATGTTGCTGAAGGTAGGGGTCAAGACTATTCAACAATGAATATTATTGATGTTTCTAAATTACCATTTAAACAAGTTGCCACTTATAGGTCAAACGAAATTTCACCATTATTATTTCCACATTATATTATGACTACTGCAGAGGCTTATAATAATGCTACTGTTATTATTGAATCAAATGGTCCTGGCGCTGAAGTTGCCAATATTCTTCATTATGATTTAGAATATGATAATACTATTAATGAATCTGGTGTTCATAATAAACTTGGTCGTAAAATGACAAGTAGGGTTAAAGCAATTGGTTGTTCTAATTTGAAGGATTTAATCGAGCAAGATAAATTGATTATTAATGATATGAGTACAATTTCAGAATTATCAATGTTTATTGTTAAAGGAAAGTCTTGGGCCGCAGAAGGTAATGGACACGATGATATGGTAATGGGTCTTGTTATGTTTGGGTGGTTATCTACTCAACCAGAATTCAAAGAATTGACTGATATGGAACTACGTGTTCGTTTATATCAAACTAAAATTAATCAAATCGAACAAGATTTAGCACCATTTGGTTTTATAGATGACGGAGGTACTGAAGAAGTTCTTGTAGAGGGGGGTGAGGTATGGACAACACAAGAAGAGTTTGGTAACATATTGTTTTAAAAACTCCTATTTTATAAATAATAGTATCGAAATAATAATGTTTCGACAAATTTATTTTATTTAATATAGGAGAATGACAATGGGATTTCAATTAAGTCCAGGCGTTCAAACGAAAGAAATCGATTTGAGTACGTCTATCCCTGCAGTTGCTACTAGCCTTGGTGCTACAGTTGGTCGTTTCACTTGGGGCCCTTGCTTTGATGCAACTTTAGTGGTTTCAGAGAGCAATCTAATTAGTACCTTTGGTAAACCAGATGCAACTTCATACCCAGCGTTTTTAACTTCTGCGGCTTTCTTATCTTATGCAAATTCACTACAAGTTGTACGTGTAGTTGATGCTACTGCTACAAATGCTAACGCATCTGGAACAGGTGTTTTGATTAAGAATTCTGAAGATTTTGAAACACAAATGGATTCAGGTACATTAACAGAAGATTTTTATGCACGTTACCCAGGCGAATATGGTAACTCAATTACAGTTGAAACATCAGACGAAACTGGTTATGCCACTTGGTCATATGCTGGTGCATTTGATGTATCACCTAGTTCATCAAATGATGAAATGGCAATTGCTGTTTTAGTTGATGGTGAAGTTGCAGAAGCACATATCGTTTCTTTAACTGATGGTAATGTGAATGCAGACGGAAATAATATTTTCGTTGAAAAGGTTATTAACGATACATCAAAGTTAATTTTAGCAGTTAGTAGCAACATCACTAATGGTGTAAATAGTGTTGTTTTTGCTGATGGTGTTGATACTGGTGTTGGTGAAGACGACTACAAATTAGGTTGGGACGAGTTATCTAATGCTGATGATATAAACGTTTCTATCTTAATTGCTGGTGGTGTTTCTAATGAACCTAAAGCAGTATGTTATGCTGTTGAAAAGTATATGGTTGAACAAGTTGCAGAACAACGTAAAGATTGTATGGCGATGCTTTCGCCTGCTAAAGAAGACGTAGTAAATGTTGGTGGAGCATCTAATGCTGTTGCAAACGTTATTGCTTCACGTAAAGATACATCGTTTAACGTTGCTTCATCTTACGGTTCTTTAGACGCAAACTACAAGTACACATATGACAAGTATAATGATACTTATCGTTGGATTGGCTTTAGTGGTGATACTGCAGGTCTACTTGCATACACTGATGCAAATCGTGACGCTTGGTGGTCACCTGCTGGTCTAAACCGTGGTCAAATTAAAGGTGTAGTTAAGTTGGCATACAACCCATCTACTGCTCATCGTGACCAATTGTATATGCTTCCGAATGGTATTAACCCAATTGTTTCTTTCCCAGGCCAAGGTACTGTACTTTGGGGTGATAGAACTTTACTTACAAAACCTTCTGCATTTGATAGAATCAATGTTCGTAGATTGTTTATTGTACTTGAGAAAGCAATTGCAATTTCTGCTAAGTATTTCTTGTTTGAGTTTAATAACAAGTACACTCGTAGAAACTTCGTAAATATGGTAAACCCATTCCTTGCAGGAATTAAGGGTAAACAAGGTATGTACGACTTTTATGTTCAATGTGACGAAACTAACAACACTCCTGAAGTTATCGATGGTAACCAGTTTGTTGCAAGTATGTTCATTAAACCATCAAAATCAATTAACTACATTACGTTGAATTTTGTTGCAACTAAAACTGGCGTTGACTTCTCTGAAGTTATCGGTCAGGTATAATATAGGAGAATTGAAATGAATTACGATAACTTTAGTTCACAACTCCAAAGTGGTTCTTCTAACTATGCACGCCCTAATCTGTTTGAAGTATCTATTGGGTTAGCAGGTCAGGATCAAACGTTTGTATGTAAAGCCGCTTCTTTACCAGCAACTTCTGTTGGTATTGTTGAAGTTCCATATCAGAACCGTAAATTAAAAGTTCCTGGCGACAGAACGTTCCAAGACTGGACTGTTACTATTATCAACGACGAGAGAATGTCAATCAGACACCAGTTATTAGAGTGGCAATCAGAGATCCAAGGTTTCCATTCTTTTGGTAGTGATGGCAACACACCTGATGATCATCATAGGACTTTAACAGTTACACCTAAAGATAGAGCATTAGGTGACTTGCTAGATTCAGAAGTTGACCTTTACGGTTGGCCTTCAGAGATTGGTGCTATTGACCTTTCTTGGGAAACTACTGATGCTGTTCAAGAGTACACTGTTACTTTCTCTATTACTCACGATAATAGTGGTAACAACTAATCTATAAACTGTTATAAATATTATTACAATATTATACAGTTAAGGTAAGTTATGGAATTATTTGGTTATAAGATCGAAAAACAGTTAGGTTCGGCGGTAATTGAAAAGGGGACAAACTCTTTTGTACCGCCGGATTTAAATGACGGTTCCACTGTTATCAACGGAGGAGGTATTAATGCCTTCTCCACTAATTTTGATATATCTTTCAAAAACCAGAAAGATTTAATTGGACAATACAGAAATACTGCACAAAACCCAGAAGCAGAACTTGCTATTGATGATGTGGTTAATGAAGCAGTTGTATTAGATCCATATAAAGACGCAGTACAAATACATTTAGAAAAATTAGATGTATCTGAAAATATTAAAACGACTATTGCAGAAGAATTTGCAACTATTTGTAAAAAGTTAGAATTCAATAATGCAGGCCCTGATATTTTTAAGCGTTGGTACGTTGATGGTGCAATTCACTATCACATTATTTTTGACAATGAAAATGTCAAAAAAGGTATTAAAGAGTTGAGATATATTGATGCTCTAGATATCAAAAAAGTTAAAGAAGTTACAAAAGATAAAGATAAAAACGGTATAGAAATAATTAAAGATGTAGAAGAATACTGGTTATACACCACAACAGGTGTAGGAGGTCTTCAAACACTTAAAGTTGCAGATGAAACTATTGCCGTTGCAGATAGTGGTTTATTTGACAGCGATAAAGAAGTTACATTGTCTTATTTACATAAAGCAATGAAACCTATTAATCAACTTCGTATGTTAGAAGATGCGATGGTGATTTACAGAATTACACGTGCTCCAGAGCGTCGTGTGTTTTATATTGATGTTGGTAATCTACCTAAAACAAAGGCAGAGCAATATCTAAGAAACATTATGAACAAGTTCAAAAACAAAATGGTTTATGATGCTAGTTCAGGTAAAGTCAAAGACGGTAAAGATACTATGTCAATGATGGAAGATTTCTGGTTACCACGTAAAGAAGGTGGTAGAGGGACAGAAGTTACTACATTGCCTGGTGGACAAAATTTAGGTGATATGGAAGATGTAATGTATTTTCAAAAGAAAGTATATCAATCACTTCATGTACCTCCATCACGTATGGAACAAGAACAAACTTGGGGCTTCAGTCGTGGTGGTGAAATTAGTAGAGATGAAATTAAGTTTACAAAGTTTGTTACTAAACTAAGAAAACGTTTTTCGGATTTATTTTATACTTTATTGAGAACACAACTTATTGCCAAAGGTATTATAAGTAATGGTGAGTGGAATTCGTATAAAGAAAATATTGATTTTATTTTTGCAGATGATGGTTACTTTAGTGAAATAAAGAAACTTGAAATGATGAATACTAGACTAGAAATGCTTGATACAATTACTAATGGTGAAATGATTGGTCGTTATTATTCTATAGAATGGGTTCGTAAAAACATTCTTATGCAGACTGATGAAGAAATTAGTGCCATGGATAAATTGATGGCTAAAGAAAAAGAAAATACACCAACAGACGACGATGGTGATGCAGACGATACATATTAGGAGAAATTATGAATAATTTAGAAAAAATGATCAAATATGCAAGATCTAAAAAAGCGAATGATTTTAAAAGTGCATTTAATAGTGAATTGGCATCACGTGTTGCAGACAAATTAGACACAATGAAACGTTCTATTGCAACTACTTTGTTTGCGAAAGAAGACGTTGAAGAAGTTACTGAAGAAGAACGTGATAAATGTAAACACTTAAAAGCAATTTACGATAAGAATAAAGAAGACGTTGCTGATGGCGAAATGGCAAGTAACGATCCTGATTTAGCACGTTCTCGTGAAAGATATAAAAAATGTAGACGTTCAATGTAAACTGGAGTTAGTATGAAATCATTCAATACTTTAAGGGAAGAAACTACACAGGAAACATATTTTGCATTTTCTGAAGATGAATGGAATTCTCTTTCCGAAGAAGAAAAAGACGAATACCTTGATATTGAAGAAGATATTGAAGGTGAATTTGAAGCAGAAAATGGTGACGCCATTTGGGTTATAGGGGGTGAAGAATACGTTTTAGTATCTGACGAAGATATTGAAGAAGCACGTGGTTTCAATGGACGCTCTAAAAGACAAGTACACAAAACACAGTTGAAAAAACGTCGTAACAGAGGTCGTAACCGTAGAGAAAAAATGAAGATGAAGATTAAAAGAAGAAAATCTTCATTTAAAGTAAAACGCAAAAGACTTGAGAAAAAACGTCACAGAAAGTTTGGTGGTGGTGATATGTCAGGTAAAAGTGGAAAAATGGGTGCCGCCAGAAAACGTCGTGGTGGTCGATCTATTTCATATAAAGGATAACAATTATGAGACTAATATCTGAAATTAATGAGCAAGTAAATTACCTAACAGAAGGTAAAGGAAAAGACTTATACATAGAAGGTGTGTTTTTACAAGCAGATTTGAAGAATCGTAACGGACGTGTTTATCCTGGCTCTATTATGGAAAAGGAAGTTAAACGTTACACAGAAACATACATTGACAAGAAACGTGCTTTTGGTGAGTTAGGACATCCTGATGGACCTACTATTAATCTTGACCGTGTATCACATATGATTACAGAACTAAAGAAAGATGGTTCAAATTATATTGGTAAGGCAAAGATTACAGATACACCACACGGAAATATTGTTAAGAATCTTATTAATGAAGGTGCCCAACTTGGTGTTTCGTCAAGAGGTATGGGAACACTGAAAGCAAATAAGAAAGGAATTCAGGAAGTACAAGGTGACTTTTATCTTGCTACTGCCGCTGACATTGTAGCAGATCCATCTGCACCAGATGCCTTTGTAAATGGTATTATGGAAGGTAAAGAATGGGTTTGGGATAATGGTATTATTAAAGAACAAGAAATTGCAGAGATGAAAAAAGAAGTTGAAAAAACTAGCAAAAACCGTTTAACGGCGTTAGAAGCACGTATTTTCAATGAATTTATCAATAAACTGTAATAATTTGTTGTTTGTTAAAGTAATAAGTTTTATAAATAATAGTAATTAGAAATAAAACTAATTGAAGATTATAATCAAAAATAATTAGGAGAACCTAAGATGAAGTTAAAAACAGAAACTGGCGAAATGTTAGTTTTAGATGAAGCACAGGAATTTTATATTTCTGAAGATGCTACATCTGATACTTCAATTGAGGCGTCTGAAGTTGATGCATTATTAGAATCTGGCGATTTAGAAATTGTTGCTGAAGATACTGATGATGTAACAGAAGGTGCTGCTGAACCTAAAGCGAAAAATGTAACTAAAAAGAAAAAGGTAATTCCTGGCTCTGGTGAAGTTATGGAAGATGACGACGAAGATGAAGACAAAGACGACATCGACGAAGACGCTGATGATGCAGACGAAGACGACGAAGTTGAAGAAGACAAAAAAGTTGCTAAAGAAGAAGTGGAATTAGAAGTTGACGTTCAAGAAGATATGGACGCATTATTCGACGGTCAAGAATTGACTGAAGACTTTAAAGCACGTACAACTTTAGTATTTGAAACTGCTGTTAAGGCAAAAGTTAAAGAAAACCTATCTGCTATCGAAGAAAAAATGGAAGCAGAATTAACTGAAAAAACAGACGCACTTTTAGAAGATGTGACTGCTAAGTTAGACGGTTACTTGGACTACATGGTAAACGAGTGGGTTGAAGAAAATAAACTTGCTGTTGAAAATGGTCTTAAAAATGAAATCTTAGAAGGTTTCGTTGGTGGTCTACAAACATTATTCGCAGAAAATTACATTGAAGTTCCAGAGGACAAACATAACATCCTTGACGAACAAGCAAATGAAATTGCTAGTCTTAAAGAAGAGTTAGATGCTGAAATGAATAAAAACATTGAAGCACGTAAGTCTTTAGATGAAGCAACTGCTAAAGAAATTTTTGGTACAGTTTCTGAAGATTTGACTATGACACAAGTAGAGAAGTTAAATTCTCTTGCTGAAGGTGTTGTATTTGAAGACGCTGAATCTTATACTGAAAAGTTAGAAACTTTGAAGGAAACTTACTTTCCTTCTGAAGAAAAGAAAGAAGAAGTAATTGCTGAAGGTAACACAGAAGTAAACACTAATGACGGAGAGATGAGCGATTCTATGAAACGCATCGTTGATTCGCTTTCATCAACAACCACGAAAAGCATCTTAGGTGCTTAACATTTATAGTTAATATTAAGGAGAAAACAAAATGTTTTTATCAGAAGAAATTAAAGATAAGTGGGAGCCGGTTATGGAGCACGCAGATGTACCTGCAATTAAAGATGCTACAAAACGAGCTATTACACTTCGTCTTTTAGAAAATCAACAGACAGCTTTAGATGAAGCTAATGTTACAGGTGCTAATGTAGATAACTGGGATCCAGTTCTTATTTCATTAGTTCGTCGTACTATGCCTAAACTTATGGCATATGACACAATTGGTGTACAACCAATGAGTGGTCCAACTGGTCTTATCTTTGCAATGAAATCTCATTACACTGGTAACGCCGCTACTGGTGCTGAAGCTCTTACTACTACTGCAGGTGCTCCAGATACAGATTTTGCTGGTGACGATGGTACTGCTGACGCAATGACTACTGCACAAGGTGAGAATCTTGGTGGTTTTGATGGTGGTGCAACTACTTACAATGAGATGTCATTCTCAATTGAAAAGTCAAGTGTTACTGCTAAAACTAAGGCACTTAAAGCCAAGTACTCTTTAGAACTTGCACAAGACCTTAAAGCAATTCATGGTTTAGACGCTGAGTCTGAATTAAGTAACATTCTTTCAGGTGAAATTCTTGCTGAAATCAACCGTGAGATTATCAATACTATTAGTTCACAAGCTACTGCTGGTGCTACTGCTGGTACTACTACTGCTGGTACTTTCGACGTTGCTGATGCAGTTGATAACCGTGGTGCTCGTTGGGGTGGTGAACGTTATAAGTCACTACTTGTACAGATTAACAAGGAAGCAAACTTAATTGCTAAGAACACTGGTCGTGGTCGTGGTAACTGGTTAATCGTATCTCCAGATGTTGCATCTGCTCTAGATATGACTTCTTCACTTGCTGAACCTAATATGTCACTTGACAACGGTTCACAACCTGACGTTACTGACAACGTGTTTGCTGGTACATTAGGTGGTAAGTTTAAGGTATTTGTTGACCAATTTGCTTCTAGTGATTCAGTAATCGTTGGTTTTAAAGGTTCAAATATGTATGATGCTGGTATGTTCTACTGCCCATACGTTCCATTACAGTTGATGAAATCAATTGGTGAAGAGGACTTCCAACCACGTCTTGGTTTCAAGACTCGTTACGGAATTACTATGAATCCATTTGCTTCTGGTGCTGCTGGTGCAAACCCTTACTTCCGTAAGTTTACTGTTACTAACCTGTAATAGTTAAAAAGTTCCCCTACCTTGGGAAACCGTTAAACCCCCTTAATTGGGGGTTTTTTATTCAATGAAATAAAACATTATAAATAATGGTATGAGTGAAAGATTATCCCCACAAAAAATTAACTTTGCTAAATCAACTAATTACAAATTAGTTATTAATGCAATTCCAGGCACTACTTTTTGGTTGACTACTGCAAATATTCCAACAATATCGGCAAACGAAGTACCAATCCCAAATCCAATACATGGTCATACATACCAACCAACAACTACAACGATTTATGCACCATTAATGTGTACATTCTTAGTTGATGAAGATTTTAGTAATTATATGGAACTGTTAAACTGGATAAATATGACTAATCACCCAGACACTTCAAAAAGGGTAGACTCAAAAGTAGATATAAGAACTACAGGTAGTTTGCATATTTTATCTAACAATAAAAATACATCAGATACTGTATTTACATTTCATAATATATTTCCTACTATTCTAGGCGAGATCCAATTTAACAACGATCAGGCAGAAGAGGTAATAACAGACATAACACTACAATTCGATTATATGACAGTTGATACCTAAAATTTGACTTTTTTAATATATTATGGTATAATAGGTATATGAACTTAGAAGAACTTGAAAAACAGGTCGATAAAGACCTATACATAAATGAAACTGTACTTGCTAAAGAGTCATTAGCAACCCCAAATAAACATAATAAATACTTAAAATTACTTTTAAGGGAACGTTTGAAATTAAAGAAATTAAAAACCGACCTATATAGAGTATCATTGGGTAGAACTAACTATTATAATGGAAACGATCCAGATCCATATGAGTATGTACTTAAAGATAGGGAAGTTAAAGAATATGTAAAAGTAGACCCAATGGTTGTTGAAGCAGAAGCACGTGTTGTTATGCAAGAAGAAATGGTTAAGTATTTAGAAGAGATTTGTAAAATGTTTTCTGTTCGTGGTTTTGCAATTAAGAATGCGATAGATTTTATGAAATTTACACAAGGTGAAGTATAGTATATAATGAGTGATATAGTAGTACACATCAAAGATGATGTATTTTTAAATGTAGAATGTGAGTCAGGTATTGGACATGAATTATCCGATTTCTTTACATTTGAAGTACCTGGCTATAAATTTATGCCAGCATATCGTGCTAGAGCATGGGACGGTAAAATACGTTTGTTCAATGTATTTGGTGGTGAGGTTTATGTAGGTCTTTTACCCTATATTATTGAGTTTGCAAAACGACGTGAATATACACTAGAATACCCTAAAAAACACATTATTCAAACCCTTAAATCCACTGAGGACTTCGTTAAGGGGTTAAATCCCCACGTTAATTCGTCCCCTATATTACCATACGAGTATCAAATAAAAGCCATTAATCACGCAATTAACAACGATAGGGCACTTTTACTATCACCAACTTCATCTGGTAAGTCGTTTATGATATATGGGTTAACACAATATTACCGTAAAGAACAAGACCGTAAAATTCTTATTATTGTACCTACAACATCACTTGTTGAACAACTATACAAAGACTTTGCTGATTATGCTTCTGAACTAGACCCTACGTTTTCTGACGACAACGTTCATAGAATCTATTCAGGCAAAGAAAAAGAAACTGATAAACAAATCGTAATCACAACGTGGCAATCTATTTACAAATTAAAGAAACCATTCTTTGAACAATTTGGTTGTGTTATTGGTGATGAAGCACATAACTTCAAAGCAAAATCATTAACGTCTATTTTAACTAAGATGACAGATTGTAAATATAAGTTTGGTTTTACTGGTACACTTGATGGTACAACTACGCATAAATTAGTGCTTGAGGGATTGTTTGGTGCTGTTAAAAAAGTTATCACAACGAAACAATTAATGGACGATGAAACAATTACAAAATTACATATTGAAGCAATCATGTTGAAATATAAAGATGATGAACGCAAATTTGTAAAACAATTAACATACCAAGAAGAAATTGATTGGTTGATTGACCACCCTAAACGAAATAAATTTATTTGTGACTTGTCTTTGAGTAGAACTAAAAACACATTAGTGTTATTTCAATTCGTAGAAAAGCACGGAAAGAAGTTATATGAATATCTTAAAAAGAAAGAACCAGAACGACCAATATTTTTCGTATCGGGAAACGTTGGAGTCGATGTTCGTGAGGAAATACGAGCAATCACCGAGAGTAGTACAAATGCTATTATCGTCGCTTCATATGGGACTTATTCTACTGGTATCAATATTCGCAATCTTCATAACATTATTTTTGCTCATCCTAGTAAATCCCGTATTAGGAATTTACAATCGGTTGGTAGAGGTTTACGAAAATCTGAAGGAAAGGAAGTAGCAACGTTATTTGATTTGAGTGACGATTTGTCTTGGAAGAAACACAAAAACTTTTCATTGAAACATTTCATTGAAAGGGTAAAAATTTATAACACAGAAAAATTTGATTACAAACTAAGGAGCATTAAATTATGAATATATCAGTAGTACATATGAAACATACAGGCACAGAAGTTATTTGTGACCTAATTGAAATGAATGAAGAAAATATGGCAATCACTATCAAAGACCCACAGACGATTGGTGTAGTATCCCACGATGACCAGGGCGCACAATTAGGATTTACACCATTTTTAATGAGTTGTAAGGACAATATTATACATTTAGCACTTCAAGACATTTTATTCATTGCAGAAGCAAACCCACAAATCGCAGAACAATATCAAAGTATGTTTTCTCCAATTGATCTACCAAGTCAGAAAATAATCACATAAATCGCTTGACTTTTGTATAAGTATAGTGTATAATATATTGAAAATTACACATATAAATACAAATTCTGCCTAGAACGTGAAAACTAGGATAGTAGCGAAAGTGAAGTGAGCAGACTATAATATCTTAAACGTAATTAGATTGAGGTCTGTAATTTGATGCCAACGTGTAATGGCTAAATAATTAAAATAATCGTGTCAGGACTCTCACCACATAATGGTATCATATAGTCCAGTAGAGATGGGTGAATTGACATTCAGTGGCAAATAGGAATCCGTAACCTATCTCTAGGGATTATAGTGTGTATAGAAGTTAACTTCAAGATACTAGAAGAAAATATAGATTAAGAAAATGAAGACGGTCTTGCGAAGCAAGACCCGAAAACACGTAACGAAGTGAAGTGTTTTCGATTGGTGTAGTCGATGTAATTTTAAACTACATTAAGCTACTCCAGTGACCTGAAGTGTATCAAATGGTTCTTCAATCTACATATGGACACTTCGTGCCCATATGTGGGTTACTTCGTAACCCTGTCTTCATTTTATTTAATTCTAGTTACTTGCTAGACATATAGTCATTTCTATGTTATAATTAATCTATTAAAACTACATTAATAAAGGATATACAGTGTCAAAAGAAATTAAAACACCAGTCGATAAGGATAATAAAAATCATTACATTAATAATAAGGATTTCTTAGCGGCTTTAATCGAATATCAAGCAGATATTAAAGATAAAGAAGAAAGAGGTTTACCAAAACCTTATGTAACTGATTATATTGCTAGGTGTTTTCTTCAAATTGCTCAACGTCTTTCTTTTAGACCTAATTTTATTAACTACACTTATAAAGATGATATGATTAGTGATGGGTTAGAAAATTGTTTAGCATATATGCATAATTTCAATCCAGAAAAATCTGATAATCCTTTTGCATATTTTACACAAATTATTTACTATGCATTCCTTAGAAGAATTCAAAAAGAGAAAAAACAACAGTATGTGAAGTACAAGTATTTTGATACTGCAGGTGGTTTTGAGCAAATGGACGAATTACAAGAACACGACAAAGAATCATTTGACTTTATTAATGATAAAGGGTCTGTAGATTTTCATATTCACATTAAAGAATTTATTGACGATATGGAAAAGAAAGAAGCAGAGAAAAAAGCAAAAAGGGAAGCGAAGATTAAAGAAAAAGAAATGAAGCAAAATAATTTATCATTCTTTATGGGTGTGTAAATGAAAGTTGCTGTAATCACTGATACGCATTTCGGTGCAAGGTCTGACAGTAAAGCATTTTCTGACTATTTTTATAAGTTTTGGACTAATACTTTCTTTCCATACTTAATTGAGAATGACATCAAAACAATCATTCATTGTGGTGATTTGATGGACAGACGTAAGTACGTAAATTTTGACACTCTTAACCGTATGCGTAAAGAGTTTATTAAACCAATGATTGACAATGGTATCACTATGCATACTATTGTTGGTAACCACGACACATATTATAAAAATACTGTTGAAGTTAATTCTGTAGAGCAGTTATTTGATATTGGTGATGATAAATTAAATCCTATTGTTGCATATTCAGAACCAAAAACATTAGAATTACCAGATGGTTTTAAGGTTGATATGATACCTTGGATTAATAATGATAATGAAGAAAAAGTTCTTGAATTTGTTAAAAATACTAATTCAACAATTGCTTGGGGACATTTTGATTTAAGTGGTTTTGAAATGCACAAAGGTGTAAATTCAATGTATCACTCACGTTCCCCTAAATTCCTTAAAGGATATGATACAGTTTATTCTGGTCATTTTCACACAAAATCTGATGACGGTCATGTATTTTATCTAGGTAACACATACGAAATTAATTGGAGTGATTATAACGACAATCGTGGTTTTCATATTTTTGATACTGAAACGTTAGAATGTGACCAAATTGTAAATCCTTATAAATTACACGTCAAAGTTAATTATGATGAAGAAAAGAAAGACGAGCAATTAAATGATGATTATGAAGGACAAATTGTAAAATTAATTGTAACAAGTAAAGGGGATTTTGCACATTTTAATTTATTAGTTGAAAAGATTGAACGTGAATCTGAAACATTAACAATAGTTGAAGACCACGGTTTATTATCAACAGAACAAGTTGAGTTTGATACTGAAGATACTATTACTACATTGAACAAATATGTTGAGGGTATGAATATTGATAATGAAGAACAAGTTAAGAAAATATTAAATGAAATATATGTAGAGGCAATTGCACTATGATACATTTTACTAATGTTAAGTGGAAGAATTTTCTTTCAACAGGTAATAAGTTTTCTGAAATAATTTTAGATGATACTAAAACTACATTAATGATTGGTACTAATGGTGCAGGTAAATCTACTATGATGGATGCAATTAGTTTTGGTTTGTTTGGTAAACCATTTAGAAAAATTAAACTAGGTCAGTTGGTTAATTCTATTAATAGAAAAAACTGTATGGTTGAGTTGGACTTTAAGACAGGTGGTAAAGAATATAAAATTAAACGTGGTCTAAAACCTGCAAAGTTCGAAATATACGTAGATGGTGTTATGCAAGACCAAGATGCGGCCGCTAAAGACAGTCAAGAATTCCTTGAAAGATATGTATTAAAGATGAATGAAAAATCATTCAGACAAATTGTTGTATTGGGTAGTGGTTCATTTGTTCCTTTTATGAGATTAAAGGCTGGTGAAAGACGTTCTATTATTGAAGAATTGTTAGATATTCAAATCTTTGGTGTTATGAATGATTTGGTTAAAGAACGTGTTTCAGAAAATAAAAACGATTTAAAAGACATTACACATAAAATAGAATTATTACACCAACATATTGAGTTGCAAGAGGAACATTTACATAAGTTAAATGAAGATAAGCATATTTTAATTGATAAGAAAAAGGTGTTTATTGATACGTGTAATGAAGATATTGTTAAATTGGAAAATGAAATAACTGAGTTAAAGGTTGCAACAAGTAATTTTGAAAAGGTTAAACGTGATAAGAATTCATTTAATAATTTTCAAACCACATTTAATAATAAAATAGAAACAATTAATAAACAACTTAGACTTATTATTACAAACTCATCTTGTCCTGCTTGTGGTCAGGAAATTGATAAAAACCATATGGATGAAATGGGTGAAAGTTTAACTACTAAACGTGAGGGTATTGAAAAGGGGTTAGAAGAAGTTACTGCAAAGTTAACAGAAACCACAAAAACATTAGATCAAATACAGACGGATTTACAAAGTATTGTTAATAAACAAAACCAAATAACAAATCTTAATGATACTTGTACACGTGTAAATAATGAAATTTCTGAAACATTAAATGAAGTTGTTGAGGTGGTTGATAATAAAGACCTACAGGAAAAGAAAGTTGAAATAGATCAACACCACGATACAAAATATGAATTGCAAGAGGAAAAACACGATTTAAATACTGTGCAAGAATTATTGAAGGATAGTGGTATTAAAACTGTTGTTATTAAAAACTATTTACCACTAATTAATCAATTAATTAATAAGTACCTATCTTCGCTTAATTTTTATATTAACTTTAATCTTGATGAAAATTTCAATGAAACTATTAAATCACGTGGACGTGATGAATTTGCATATGGTTCATTTTCTGAAGGTGAAAAGTTAAGAATTGACCTTGCATTGTTATTTACTTGGAGGGAAATTGCCAAGTTGAAATCTTCAGTATCTACAAACCTTTTAATACTTGATGAAATTTTCGATAGTTCTTTAGATAACACTGGTATTGAAGATTTTCTTGGTATCTTAAATGCACTTGGTAGCGAGGTTAATGCATTTGTTATATCACACAAAGGACAACAGATTATAGACAAGTTTGGTAGGGTGATAAAAATAACAAAAGACAAGAATTTTAGTAAAATTTCTGATAATTAATTCACACTTTTCATATATTTCTTTAATAATCAATAACTTACATTAGAAATTAAATTCTAAAAAACCCTCGACAAGGGGGCGAATTAGTGTATAATGATCAGTGTTGGTTCGGATTAAAGGAGAAATATGACAAATAAAGTAAATATTGAAGCGAAAAACACTCTTGCTCGTCTAATGGCGACAGAGAACATTACGGTTCAACACAAAAAGGTACAAACTGCCTCTTTTGATGTTAAGAACCGTGTCTTGAATCTTCCAATTTGGGAAGATATGTCAAACGTATTATATGAAGGGTTGATTGGACACGAAGTTGGTCACGCTCTTTACACACCATTTGAAGAATGGAAAGAATTCGTTAAAGAAAACCCAAACCTTAAAGATTATGCTAACGTCATTGAGGACGCTCGAATTGAACGTCTTATGAAAGTGAAATATGCAGGTATGAATAAAACATTCTTTGGGATGTATGATGAATTAAATATGAAGGATTTCTTTGGACTCCGTGGACGTGATATGGATGAATTTGGTATCCTTGATCGTATTAACCTACGTTTTAAGTTGGGTTCACGTGCCGAAGTTACTTTTACTGAGGAAGAAGCCCGTATTGTTGATAAAGTTGCTTCTACTAAAACCTTCCAAGATGTGTTGGATTTAACACTTGAACTTGCTGAATATGCCAAAAATGAGGAACTAAACACTGACTTTGATAATATGGAGTTTTCTGACAGTGATGAAGACTTTGACATTGATGATTTTGAGGAAAGTGATGGTGGTTCTAATGCTTCTCCACGTCCTTCACCTAAAGATAATAATGAAGATGGTGAAGGTGGTGCCGGTGATGAAGAAGATGAAGACGGTGAAGATGGTGAAGATGGTAAAAGTGGTTCAGGTAATGACAGTGATGAAGACGGTGAAGATGGTAATGGTGATGGTAGTGGAAAAACTGACCAACCACCTGCTTCAGAAACACAAAAAAACTTTGATGACCGTTTGGGTGAAATGAATGATGAAAATGCTTCAAACCCAATCTATGTTGATTTGCCTAACATTGATTTAAAAAACACTGTTATTGGTTATAAAAATGTTGGGAGTGTTTTGAATGAGTTTTATGGACGTTCAGTTAATTATGACTATTGGGGTGACAACGGTGAAATCTTTAAAAAGAAAACCGACGATCAAATTGTTGCTTGGAAAAAGGATACTTTGCCTGTTGTAAATTATATGGTTAAAGAATTTGAAATGAAACAGGCCGCTACTGCCCATCGTCGCACTTCTGTTGGTAAGACTGGTGTTCTTGATACTAACAAAATGCACGCCTACAAATATGAAGAGGATATTTTCAAAAGGGTTGCTACTGTAAAAGATGGTAGAAACCACGCTTTGGTTATGTACGTTGATTGGTCGGGTTCAATGGCAGACAAAATATTAGGTACTGTAAAACAAACAATTACCTTGGCGATGTTTGCACGAAAAGTTGGTATTCCGTTCCGTGTTTATGCTTTCACTAACTCTAGTGGTATTGGTGATTATAAGCCAAATAAAACACGTTTTTACCAAACTGAAGACAACGGTAATTTTGCTTTTGATCACCTAGAGTTGGGACGTATGACTTTGGTTGAGTTTTTCAATGAAAAGATGAATGCACGTGAGTTTAATGATGGAATTATTAACTTCTATAAACTTGGTCTTTCTGTTAGTTATTCAAGATATGATTCAATTCAAACACCTATTGGTTTTGGACTTGCTTCGACACCATTAAACGAGTGTATTATTGCTTCATATGAACAAGTTGAAAATTTCAAACGTGAATGTGGAAAAGAAAAGGTTAATGTTATTTTCCTAACTGATGGTGATTCTGATGGAAATGATAGATACTACAGTGTTGATGAAACGTGTACTAAATATCCAACTAGATGGGGTGAAGGAAGATCACACCTTGCAATCCGTGACCCAAAAACAAAGAAAATTGTTTCTGCTGTTACTGATGAATATAATAGGAATGGTATGACACAATCGTTACTAACTGCATTGGGTGAACGTTGTAAGGTTAATGTGATTGGTTTCTTTTTGACTGATAAACGTACTATTAAATATGCAATTGAGCGTAATTTTAAATGGGAAGAGGGTGCCGTTGTTAAGAAAAAACTAACCAAAAATGGTTATGTTTCTATGGCTTCTGAAGGTTATGATAAATACTTTATGGTTAATGATAGAGTTATGGATAAAGAAGTTGAAATGCCTGATGAAGTTGCTCGTAAAGATGATGGTTCTGTTAATAAAGGAAAATTGAGAACTGCATTTAAAAAGTTTTCAAAAGGACGTAAGGTTAACAAGATGTTGTTGAATGAATTTGTTCAAATGGTTGCCTAATAACCATTTGAATAATGTGGAAATAAATGTGAAAAAATGCTGGACATGATACTAAATTCGTGTATAATGATCAGTGTTGGTTCGAGGAAGTTCCAACTAATTAAATAAAAAAGGAGTAAATATGAGTAAAATTGTTAATATTAATGACTTTGGTGCCGCTGCTGAAGAGTTGTTCGGTACTACTGAGATTACGAAAGGACAAGCCAAGGTTATTAAATCGACCTATGATGTTTGTGTTCCACAAGTAGTTTTTGATGGTTCAACTAACCGTGTTGCCCGTGGTGTTTATAAAATTCCAACCACTGGTGCTGGTATTGCCCCACCTAAAGTTGTTCAAGAGGTTGCAAAGACTGTTGTTAATGAAACCGTTGCTGAGAAAAAAGTTGGTACGACTGGTGCGATGGAACTTGATGCGTCAATTAGTTTTATCCCTAAAGTTGATAAGACATATGTTTCTTGGGGTAATGCGAATGACATTAAGAAAATTATTAAATCTAAATTGTTTTTTCCTGTTTACCTGACTGGTATGTCTGGAAACGGTAAAACGTTTGGAATTGAACAAACTTGTGCGTCACTTGGACGTGAAATGATTCGAGTGAACTTTACTGCTGAAACGGATGAAGATGATTTGTTTGGTGGTTTCCGACTTGTGAATGGTGAAACTGTGTTCCAATACGGGCCAGTTGTTGAAGCAATGAAACGTGGTGCTGTTCTTTTGCTTGACGAAATTGACCTTGCGTCTTCTAAAGTTATGGCACTTCAATCAGTCCTTGAAGGAAAGGGTTATTTTATTAAGAAACGTGGTGAGTGGGTTGAGCCCGCTGATGGTTTCACGGTGATTGCTACTGCGAATACTAAAGGTAAAGGTTCTGATGATGGACGTTTTGTTGGTACTAACGTTCTGAATGAAGCATTCCTTGACCGTTTTTCAATTACTTTATACCAGGCATACCCTTCCGAAGCAATTGAGAAAAAGATTCTTACCAAAGCCGCTGAAGGATTTGGGTTGCGTTCTGCCGAAGTTGATGCGTTTATTCCGAACCTTACAATGTGGGGCGACATTATTCGTAAGACTTTTGAAGACGGTGGTGTTGATGAAATTATTTCAACTCGCCGACTGGTTGATATTCTAAAGTCTTATTCAATCTTCGGAAATAAAGAAAAAGCAATTAAGATGTCTATTGAACGTTTTGATGACGAAACTAAAGAATCATTCCTTTCTCTTTATGAAAAGATTGATGCTGGTGTTGGTACGAGTGAGTATGGTACTGAAACTACGTTTGAGGATGTTGAAGATTACAAAACTGCTTAAATAATAAACACTAAATAAAACACCTCGATAATTCGGGGTGTTGTTACAATTAAAATATAGGAGAAAAATATGAGTTGTGATATGGAATATGATGAGTTGCACGATGCATACCATCAATTATTGGAAAGAGAATCATTTAATTTTAAATATGGTGAAGGTAGGGTGCTAGACGACGTAGACGATTACATCAGAGGGACATATACATCACACTATACAAACGAAGACAACGACGTTCAGACGTTGGATGTGTTTGAATCGAGGGGAACACTAGGTACTACCTCTGTTGATAATGCAATTAAATACCTAATGAGGTATGGGAAAAAGAAGGGTAAAAATAAAATGGATTTGATTAAATCCATTCATTACCTTATTCTTGCTACTGCATTTGATGAGAAAAATGGTGAGTTTGATTCGGATACAATTTTTGAGTAAACTTGCAATTGGGTATTTTGTGTGTTATAATATACCTAACAATTATTATAAAGGAAATATAAATGAAATTAAGTGAAAATACAATTGGGGTTCTAAAGAACTTCGCTACCATTAACCAATCAATTCTAATTAAGGATGGTTCTACTATTGATACAATGAGCGTTCAAAAGAACGTCCTTGCACAAAGTAAAGTTGAGGAAGACTTTCCTAATGAATTTGGTATTTATGATTTAAACGAATTCCTTGCTACATTATCATTGTTTGAAGCACCCGAATTGGAATTTGGTGATAATTCGGTTACAATTACCGATGGTAAATCTACAACCTCTTATTGGTATGCAGATAAATCAATTATTGTATATCCAGAAAAGGAAATTACAATGCCTGCTACTGAAATTAAATTCACACTGACTGAAAGTAATTTGTCCAAACTACAACGTGCAACTGGTACTTTAGGTTTGAGTGATTTGTGTATTAAGAATGTTGATGATAAGATTGTTGCAGAAGTACAGGATAAACGTAATAGTACATCTAATACATATTCAATTGAAGTTGGTGATTATGATGGTGCTGAAAATTTCAACTTTTATTTCCTAACAGAACGTATGAAGATGTTACCGAATGATTATGAGGTTGAAATTTCATCTAAGAACATTTCTAAGTTTACTTGTGGTGATTTAGTTTATTGGGTTGCATTGGAGAGTGATTCTACATATGGATAAACAAGATGAATTCTTATGGGTGGAGAAATATCGCCCACAAAAAATTGATGATTGTATATTACCAGATGATATAAAATCAACGTTCAAGGAATTTGTTGAAAATGGTGACATGCCTAATTTGTTATTATCTGGTACTGCAGGAACAGGTAAAACTACTGTTGCTAAGGCACTATGTAACGAATTAGGATATACGTCACTTGTTGTTAATGGTTCACTTGATCGTAACCTCGATACATTAAGAAACGAGATTGCATCATTTGCCAGTACGGTATCGTTTGATGGTGGTAAAAAGTGCATCATACTTGATGAAGCAGACTATCTAAATCCAAACTCATTCCAACCTGCTCTACGTGGGTTTATTGAGCAATTTAGTAAAAACGTCCGTTTCATTTTAACGTGTAACTTCAAAGATAAAATCATTGAACCAATTCATTCTAGAACTACATTCATTGATTTCCGTAGCACTAAAAAAGAAATGCCTGAAATGATGGGTAGTTTAATGAAACGAATTCTTTCTATTTTAGAAGAAGAAAATGTTGAAGTTTCTAGTCCTAAAGTGGTTGCCGAGGTAATTAAAAAACATTACCCAGATATACGTAGAATTTTAAATGAACTTCAACGTTATTCTGCAGGTGGTATTATTGATGAAGGTATTCTTGCTAACGTTGGTGAAACTAATGTAAAACGGTTGATGAAGAACCTTAAAGAAAAGGATTTTGGATCAATGCGACAGTGGGTAGTGGAAAATATCGATACAGACCCTGTCCGTATTTTTAGAACCATTTATGATAATATGTATGATTATTTAGAACCATCATCAATACCTCAAGTTGTATTGTTAATTGGTGAGTATCAATATAAACAGGCGTTTGTCGCAGATAGGGAAATTAATTTAGTTGCCTTTTTAACAGAAGTAATGGTAGAAGCGGAGTGGAAATAATGAGCAATAAAAATATGCATATTGATAAATGGTTTAATGATAGGGGTATTACTGAAAATGGTAAACCTATGACACAAGCAATTAAAACATTGGAAGAACTTACAGAACTATTTGATGCTTTGAATAAAGATAATAAACACGAAGTGATGGATGCAATTGGTGATATTTACGTAACATTAAGGGGTGTTTGTTTAACTTATGGTGTTCGTATGGATGATTGCATTGACCAAGCATATAATGAAATCAAAGATCGTAAGGGGTATTTAACACCAGAAGGTATGTTTGTTAAGGAGTAAATATGAAAACTAAACTAAAAGTCGTAACAGAAAAGGCGGCACTTAATATTGTGAAAGAAAAGGATGATGTTGTTATTGTTCATTCTAAAGATGGTTGTCCAGTTTGTGAATATTTCATTCCAGAAGTATTAGAACCACTTTTTGAGGATTATCCTAATGTAACTGTAAGAATGGTAAAAGAGCAATTGACATTCCCTGCACCATCACATCCAGTCACTTATTTCTTTAAGAATGGTAAATGTATTATGCACCCTAGTGGTTCTGCACCCGATAATGCAGTTCGTGAAATGATGGATAAGTTATATGGCAAATCTGTTTAAAGATATAATACCTGATTTAAATTATGGTCATAAAAACCTAATTAGAACAGGGGATATGGATGAAAAAGATTATACTAAGAATACGTTTTTAATAAACCGTTCTTTAAGTATGTCGCCTGATACTATTTTATATACAAATGAAATGAATCATTACTATGACCTTGATAGTGTGCTTCAATATGATTATCTTATAAATACTATAAGAAAGAAGAAGAGGTATAATAAGTGGGCAAAAAACACTAAAAAAACCTCTAATCTTGAACTTATACAAGAGTATTATAATTATAATGAGCAACGGGCAGTTGAGGTTTTACCATTATTGTCTGAAGATCATTTTGACTTTATAAGAAGCAAAATGAACAAGGGTGGTAATGATGAATTATCAAGAGGAAAACACAAGTGATGTATATGATTGGTCACTTGATAAAATGTTGGAAGTGTCATTTGAACATGATGATGACTTTCTTAAAATAAAAGAAACATTAACACGTATTGGTGTTGCATCTAATAAAAATAAGGTGTTATTTCAGACTGCACATATTCTACATAAACGTGGCAGATATTATATAGTACATTTTAAAGAGTTGTTTGCTTTAGATGGAAAAACTTCTTCTATTGAAAGTGTTGATATTGAAAGAAGAAATTCTATTGTGAAATTGCTTGTTGAGTGGAATTTATTGACTGTTGTTAACGAAGAACAATTAGAACCAATGGGACACGTTGGACAGTTTAAAGTGATATCGTTTAAAGATAAACGAAATTGGGAGTTGGTGCCCAAATATACTATTGGTACAAGATAATGAAATACAAACGTTTTTATGATAATTTACAATTTACATCTAAAGACGCCACCCTATCTGATATAATCCTCGCCCTACTTGTACTTATGGTATTGACTGTTGTGGCATTCCCACTTATTATAGTATTTGCAGGGTTTGTTTTCCTAACTGCTATATACATTATTATTAGTTGTTTATTTAGAAGTGTAAATGATAGAAGATATAAATAATAGTATTGTTTAATTTAATAAGGAGTGGTGTATGGTTTGTACTTCTGCCACGTGTACTTGGATAACAACTATTTCACAATTAGCAGTAGCAGTAGTTTTTGTGTATGCTGGATTAGTTGTAAATAGTCATATGGAATCATGGACAGAATCCTTCAAGCAAGGACAAGAAGATTTACATTCTATTAGAGAAAATATGAATACAATTGCTTATTCAATGGAGTCTATTAACCAAGATATGGACGCAATGAATAATACAACAAACAAAATGAAAACACATATGGGAAGTATGGATTCTTCTGGTATTACTATGAGTAAAGATATGAAAGATTTAAGAAACGACATTGTTATTATGAACGAACAGATATGGAGAATGAATGGTTCTGTAGGTAATATGTCGGATAAATTCAGCCCTGCTGGGATGATGAGAAGTTTTATGCCCTTTTAGGAGAAATATATGGCAGATTCAGAAAATGGACAATTTGATATAGATGATGATTTTGAATGGGGGTTCTCGTTTTCGGATAATGATGACGGTGATACAGATGTCGTCGCACAAAAAACGTCAGAGGCAGTAAGTGCCGATTTAGGTCCAATTACGGCAAAATTAGATGCTATTCTTGCTTTAATACCAACAGATGGTATTGAGAATTCAGAAACAGTAGATGTTGATTTGAGTGGTCTTGATAATAAACTAGACCAAATTTTAGCATTAGAAAAAGTTGATGCTTTGACTGCTGGTGATATGCCAGATTTAACACCATTGGAAGAAAAGGTTGATGAGTTACTATCAAGGGAAACAACCGTTAATGCACCAAGTGTTGATATTGATTTGTCAGAAATCACAGATAAACTTGAAACTATTGAAACACAAGTAGGAGAAGTTCGTGAGTTGGATTTTGACGGAAGTGGTAGCGTTGATTTTGGTGACGTTAATAACAATCTTGCTGATTTGTTGGCAAGACAAGAACAAGTTGAAGAAGACCTTGAAGCAAAGAAACAAGAGTTTGAAGATTTTAAGGCAAATAAACTTAAAGCATTGGAAAAATTAATCATTCCATTGTTGAAGAACTTGAAGAGTAATCCAGACAAAGCATATATTCATTGGCCAAATCGTTCTGGTGTATTAGATGCTCAAATTGCTAAGATTTTAGGAATTACTAGGTAATGTTTGAGTATAATGCGAAAGTCAAGCGTGTTGTTGATGGTGATACTTTGGACGCTTATATCGACCTCGGTTTTGATGTATGGATACAAAAACGAATTAGACTCATGGGTATTGATACCCCAGAGTCGAGGACTAGGGACAAGGTAGAAAAACGTTATGGTAAAGGTGCTAAACATAGACTTGTTGAAATACTAGAATACAACGATAATAAGTTTACTATTAAATCACACGGCACAGGTAAGTTTGGACGAGTTCTTGGTGAAATGTTAATTGGTGATTTGAACATCAATGAACAAATGATTAAAGAAGGACACGCAGTGGCATACTTTGGTGGTTCAAAACAAGAAGTCAAAGATGCTCTTATGGAAGCACGTGATCTATCAACTGAATATGTTTTCAAACATATACCCGAAATAAAATAAATCAAATAAAAACTTGACTATTCATTTTTGTTATGGTATAATATACATTAAATACCACAATAAAGGAAGAATATGAAAGATACGGTTGTATTAGATTTAGAAACCCTTGGTAGTTTAAATAATTCTGTAATTTTATCTGTTGGTATGGTCGCTGTAGATTCTGCTGAGGATTATGAGTTTGCAGATTTAATAAAACACGGTTTTTATGCAAAACTTGATGTTGCTAGTCAAGTAAAAGATGGACGCAAAATATACAAAGATACTTTGGATTGGTGGGAAAAACAAGGCCCCGACGCTCAACGAATTCTAAAACCACTTAAAACTGATATGCATTGGAGTAAGTTAATGCCTGCAATGTTTAATTGGTTTAAAAAAGAGGGTATCGATTTCGATAAAGCAAAATTCTATTCTAGAGGAAGTCATTTTGACTTTGCTTTATTACACGACTTATTCCGTATTACTGGTGATGCAGGTGCAATGGAAATACCGTGGAGGTATTGGAATATACACGACTCAAAAACAGTGGTAGAAACACTTTTAGGACATGATGTTGATGTAAATCCTAAAGGGTTTATTCACCACGATTGCCTACACGATGCTGCCCGTGAATATCTTAAAATGGAATTAGCAATTTACCAATTTCAACAAACACTTGAGGATAAGAATGATTGATTTAGATGAGAATTTTGATGATTATGAAGATGCAAGGTTTTATGATGTTTCTTTATGTTTTGACTGGTTAGATTTAGATAACTGTGTTACCTTTGAAATGGTTTCAGATGGCCCTGTTGAAGATAAAATTTCATTAGTGGAATCTATACTTGAGGGTTATGGGGGCATCGCAGAGATGGATGATGGTACTATAATTAATCTTAAAAGGTTTTTAAATGCATATGTTATTGAAAGAGAAGAAGGTAAAAATACAAAGGTCAAGACAAAATTTAATATAGTACATTAATATGAATGATTTGAAATTGAAAGACTTTGTTAAGATATACGATAATGTCGTACCACTGAATTTATGTGACACAATAATAAAAGAATTTAAAAATCAATCAGAACACCATATTATGAGTAAAGTTGGTGACAGTGAAGAATTTAATGATTACCGACAAGCAATAGAAATGAATTGTTCTGTTGTCGCTGATAATGATGATAAATGGAAAATGATTCTGCACTCATTAAATAGTATGGTTATGGGGTATTTGCGAAGATACAAATACGATATGAGTTTATTGGGTGTTCCTGATATTTCTATTCCAGACAGTAATATTTTTGAAGAATGGAGAATGCACCAATACGACAAAGAAAAGCATTTTTATAAAAAACACGTAGATTCACACGATAGTAATTCTTCTAATAGAATGTTGGCATTTTTATTCTATCCTAACACAGTGGAAGAAGGTGGTGAAACTGCCTTTACAGACCACCTTGAAGGAATAGAATGTAAACCAGTTGCAGGTAGATTATTAATATTTCCTACTTGGTTTGGTTATCCACATGAAGCAAAACCTGTTATAGAAGGTACGAAATATATGATTAAAACGTTTGTTCATTATCCTGGCGAATTGGAAAATGTATAGATTAACAAGCACTACATTTAAGTGTAGTCAATGCGAAGAAATGTGGACTATGTATTCTGATACAACTCCAAATAGTCCTTGGTGTCCATTTTGTGGATATTCAGAAAACGAATTAAAAGATAAAAGTATTAAAGAAGAAAATAAGAAAGATGAAGTTGAAGAAATAGAAACCACAAAAGAATTCATTGTTAAGAAAGAGCAACAGAGATGGTCTGAAGATAGAATGACAGAGAAAATGTGCTCAGATGGTGGTTGGTGGAATCCCTTAACGAAGCAGTGTATGGGTGAAGGAAATGGTTTTATGAAAGAGGAAGAATAAAAATATGGCATTTTATACATCAGTAAATGTATTAGGAAATAAAGTTTTAAGTAGGGGTATTAATGATGATGGGAGTGATTTCATCCGTAGGGTTGATTTTAAACCAACTATGTTTGTGCCAGGAAAGACAGGTGATACAAAATATACCACATTAGAGGGTGAAAAGGTTTACCCAATAAAACCAGGCACTATTAAAGAAACACGTGACTTTATTAAACAATATAATGATGTTGGTGGGTTTAATGTATATGGTATTGAGCATTTTGATTTACAGTTCATTTATGAAAATTGGCAAGGTGATGTTGAATTTGACCCAACATTAGTTAGGGTATATAATATTGATATTGAGGTTGAATCTGATAAAGGTTTCCCACACCCAGATAAGGCAGAAAGTATTATTAATGCTATTACAGTATATGATAATATTAAAGATACTTATTTCACGTGGGGTTTAGAACCGTGGGAATACGGACACGAATTTACTGAAGATGAAATAAAGGTTGTGTACACACAACACGATTGTGAAGAAGATTTACTGAAATCATTCTTAGATTTTTGGGAACTTACACCACCACATATTGTGACTGGTTGGAACGTTGAAGGTTTTGATATACCGTATATTATTAATAGATATGCACGTATCTTTGGTGTAGCAGAAACTAAAAGGTTTTCCCCTTTTGGGTGGATTAAGGAACGTAAATTAACATCAAATTTCGGTAAGGAATATGTTGTATATGACATGTTTGGTGTGCAGGTAGTGGACTATATGAAATTGTATAAAAAGTTCACATATAAGATGCAGGAGTCATATAAACTAGATTGGATTGGACACGTAGAACTTGGTGAAAAGAAGTTATCATATGAAGAAGAGGGTTCATTGCTTCAACTTTCAAGGGTTAATTATCAAAAGTTTATTGACTACAATATTAAAGACGTAGAACTTGTTAAACGTTTAGATGAAAAAATGAAATTGATGGATCTTTTGTTAACTATGAGTTATGATGCGAAGATTAATTATCAAGATGTGTTTGGTACTGTAAAGCAGTGGGATTCTATTATTCATGATTATTTACGTAGACAACATATTGTTGCACCACCAAAACAACAAACATCAAAGAATGAAAAGTATGAAGGTGCATATGTTAAATCGCCAATTTTAGGGAAACATAGTTGGATTGTATCTTTCGACTTAAACAGTCTATATCCACACCTTATTATGCAATACAACATTTCACCTGAAACTATTGCTGGGTATAAGTCTGGTGTTAACGTTAATTCATTATTAAACCGTTCGGTACAATTAGGTGATTTGAAGGACGAAAACCTGACAGTTGCACCGAACGGTACAATGTATCGTAGGGATAAGAGAGGTTTCTTGCCCGAGTTAATGGAAAAGATTTACAAGGAACGTAAAGTTTTTAAGGGTAAAATGCTTGACGCACAACAACGTAAAGAAAATGGTGAAGATACTACGAATGAAATATCTAAGTATAATAACATTCAAATGGCCCGTAAAATTCAATTGAACTCTGCCTATGGTGCAATTGGTAATCAATGGTTTCGTTACTACGATCTACGTAATGCTGAAGCAATTACAACAGGTGGACAATTATCTATTCGATGGATTGAAAAGAAGTTGAATGAATTTTTAAATAATATTTGTAAAACCACTGATTATGATTATGTGGTTGCTATTGATACAGATTCTGTTTATTTGCGTTTGGAAAATGTTGTAAATGGTGCATTTGCAGGTAAAGAACAAATAAAAGAAAAGGTTGTAGATTTTCTTGATACTATTGCAGAGAAAACTATTGAACCTTTTATTGATAAGTCGTATGAGGAACTTGGTGATTATGTAAATGCATATGAACAAAAAATGCAAATGGGACGAGAAGCAATTAGTGATAGTGGTATTTGGACTGCTAAGAAACGTTATGCATTAAACGTCTATGATAATGAAGGTGTACGTTATGCAGAACCTAAAATGAAAGTAATGGGACTTGAAATTGTTAAATCATCAACGCCTGCAAACGTCCGTGGTAAATTAAAAGAAGCAGTTGGTATTATGTTGACTGGAAGTGAAAGACAGTTAAAAGATTTAGTGCATAAATATAAAGGTGAATTTAATTCTTTAAGTGTTGAGGATATTTCATTTCCACGTGGTATAAATGAATTTACTAAATATAAGAATAGAGATAAAAGTGTACCAATTCATGTTAAAGGTGCTAAGTTGTTTAATAAACTTAAAAAACAACACGGTATTAATAATATTGAAGATATAACAGATGGTACTAAAATTAAATTCATTTACTTGAAAGTACCAAACCCACATACACAAAATGTTATTTCATTTGTTAGTGGTATCCCGCCAGAATTTGGTTTAGGAAGGTGGATTGATTATGATACACAATTTTATAAGTCTTTTATAAAACCATTAGAAGGTATCTTAGAACCTATTGGTTGGGATTGGGAAGAAAAGAGTACATTAGATTCATTTTTTTAGAGAAATAATATGCCAAAAATTAACGTAGAAGATATTGCAAACGAAAGTCAAGGGAAAGACTTTTCTGAGTTTGTCGATAATTTTCAGACTAATATACAAAATCTAGGCGCTAGAAATAAATACTCTTCTATCGAGGGTGATAAGGAATATGTGTTAGATGAAGATGGTTACATAATTGGTGATGTTTGGAGTGAAGCAATTGCATCCGAGGTAATGGATTTAAATGGTTTTGTTGCTACAACTAAACGGTTAGAGGTTTTAGTTGAGGGTAGAGCGATATATAAGAAGGCGTCTTTACCTACAGATCATAAAGTTGTTGCAGAAAGTGTTGGTGTAACACCTGCTGATTTTTTGAAAATGTTTCCAAAATATCCTATCATTTATTTCACACGTTGGGGTAATATGCGTAAACCTTTTAATCTACAAGAATTGAAAGATAATCCCGTCAAAAGATAGTAATCTTTCTTGCATTCTGCATCTTTTTGTGTTATAATATAACACATATTACAAATTACAAATCGGAGAAATATATTATGAGTGACTTATTGACACGTCTGAAGAAATCAGGTACAATTAAATCAACCCAATTATCAAAATCTGCATTATTTAATGCCAAGGATGTTATTCCAACAAGTGTACCAATGATCAACGTAGCGTTGAGTGGTGATGTTAAAGGTGGTATTACTTCTGGACTAACAGTTCTTGCAGGACCATCTAAACACTTTAAGACTGCATTTGGTCTTGTAATGATGAAAGCATACCTTGATAAGTATCCTGAAGCAATCGCATTATTCTATGATTCAGAGTTTGGTACACCACAAGGATATTTTGAGTCACTTAATATTGATACTGATAGGGTATTACACGTTCCTATTAAAAATATTGAAGAGTTGAAGTTTGATATTGTTAACCAATTAGAAGAAATGGATAATAGTGATAACGTTTATATTATGATTGATTCTATTGGTAACCTTGCATCTAAGAAAGAAATGGATGATGCGAAAGACCAAAAATCTGTTGCTGATATGACAAGAGCAAAACAGTTGAAATCTTTATTTAGAATGGTTACACCATATCTAACGTTAAAGGATATTCCTTTAATTGCAATTAACCACACTTATCAAACACAAGAAATGTTTTCTAAACAAGTTGTATCGGGTGGTACTGGTGTTATGTATTCTGCTGATAATGTTTGGATTATTGGACGTAGACAAAATAAAAAGGGAACAGAAATTGAAGGTTATGACTTTATTATTAATGTTGAGAAATCACGTTTTGTAAAGGAAAAGTCTAAAATTCCTGTATCCGTAACGTGGGAAGGTGGTATTAAAAGGTGGTCTGGTTTACTTGAAGTTGCTGTTGAAGGTGGGTTTGTAGTTAAACCGTCTAATGGTTGGTACTCTAAAGTTGATATTGAAACTGGTGAAGTCGAAGATAAGAAAGTACGTGTTGTAGAAACTGAAAAAGGTGAATTTTGGGAAGATATTTTAGAAAATGAAAAGTTCCAAAAATATGTAACAACTAAGTTTGCAATTGGACAAGGAAATTTAATTACTACTGGAGATGAGGATGAGTAAAAAGACTGCTAGAAGATATACATTAAGTGATGCAGATTTAGAAGAAAAGAAACGTGCAGAAAAGATTTGCGAAGAAAAGGGTTGGGGGTATTGGACATATAATCTACCAACACGGGCGCAGAAACGTACAGATACAGGAGAGATAGTTGGATAATGAATTATTTTATATACGTACTAAAGATGGTACTGAAATTGCCATCTTTGATTTAGGTTTGGTTGGTAATAATATATCATATAGTTACAATGCAGTTGAAGAAAACATTGATGTTTCAAGTTACGATGTTGAAATTAATGAAATACTTTCAAGTTTAATAACTAAAGAAATACTTAATAACTCGGGGTGTCCTTTTGTCGATTGAAAATACAATTCTATCCAATTTAATATATAATGAAGACTATGCAAGAAAAGTAATTGTTTTTTTAAAGGACGATTACTTTCAAACAAATAGTGATAAAATTGTATTTAATGAGATACAAAGATTTTACGCTAAATATAATGCAGTACCAACTAAAGAAGCACTTACAATTTCTGTTGATGAACGTAACGATTTATCTTCTAATGCGTATGATGAAACGTCTGCTTTAGTAAATTCACTTTCTAAAGAAGAAACTAACGAAGATTGGTTGCTTGATGAAACTGAGAAGTTTTGTAAAGATAAAGCCGTTTATAATGCTATTATGGAGTCAATTAATATTATTGACGACGAAGATAGTAAACAATCTGAAGGGTCTATTCCTGAATTATTATCAAATGCACTTGCAGTTTCTTTTGATACACATATTGGACATGATTTCCTTGACAATGCAGAAGAACGATTTGAGTTTTATCAACGTAAAGAGGAACGTATTCCGTTTGATATTGAATATCTAAACAAGATTACTAAAGGTGGTATTCCACGTAAAACATTGAACATTTTAATGGCGGGAACTGGTGTTGGTAAAACAATCGGTATGTGTCATATGGCGGCATCAAATTTAACACTTGGTAAAAATGTATTATACATTACTGCTGAAATGGCAGAGGAACGTATTGCTGAACGTATTGATGCTAACCTAATGGATGTTGAAGTTGATAGTTTGAAGGATTTGTCATTTGAACGCTATTCTAAGAAAATTGAGAATATTCAATCAAAAACTAAAGGTAAGTTAATCGTTAAGGAATACCCTACATCAACTGCCCATGCTGGTCATTTCAGACATTTATTAAAAGAATTGGCATTGAAAAAGAACTTTGTACCAGACATCATTTATATTGATTATCTAAACATTTGTGCTTCACAAAGATTAAACGGTTCTAATAATGTTAATAGTTATACATATGTTAAAGCAATCGCAGAAGAATTAAGAGGACTTGCTGTTGAATTTAACGTTCCTATTTGGTCTGCTACACAGGTTAATAGAACAGGTTTTAGTTCATCTGATATGGGTCTTGAAGATACATCTGAATCATTTGGTTTACCTGCTACTGCTGACTTATTCCTTGCCTTAATTGCAACTGAGGAATTACAAGAATTAAACCAAGTAATGGTTAAACAGTTAAAGAATCGTTATGGTGATGAAAATATGAACAAACGATTTGTTATTGGTATCAACAAAGCAAAAATGAAGTGGTATGATGTAGAACAAGATGCACAAAAAGACATAATGGGTAATGATGTTGAAGATGATGTGAATCAAAGTGTATTTGCTACAAGTAAAGGAGAAAAGAAGCAAAAAGCATTCAAGGATTTTAAAGTATGAAGTATGGTATAGTATGTGCAATGAAGGAGGAAGTTTGTAAAATAGTAACCTCGTTGCACCTTAAAAAAGAAGTTGTTTATGGTGGACAACAAATATGGACAAATAAGAATAAGAACATTATTTTAATACATTCTGATATAGGTAAAGTGTTGTCTGCACAGGCAACAACAACACTTATTTACTCATATAATGTAGATGCTGTTATTAATATTGGTATTGCAGGTGGAATAAAAGAGGTTGAACCTGGCTCTGCATTTGTAATCAATAAAGTAAGACAGTGGGATACTTTTGTACCATTTGAAGAATATCAAGATGTGTTGTATAATAAAGTAGAATGTTCTGTACCAACATACTTGGATGTTGAAGTTAAGAGTTTAATAACTGGTGATACATTTGCAACAGAAACACCAAACACAACGTATGATCTTATTGATATGGAAGGTTTCGCAGTTGCGAAAGTATGTGAAAGTTTTAATATTAACACAATTATAATCAAAGGGGTTAGTGATAATGTTGATGGGGTCAGTGTCGATGTTATGTTTGATAACTTGAATATTGCAATGGATAACTCTATTGACATTTTGAAGGATATACTTAAACCGAATTTATTATAAATAGTGTTATTAGATATTTTTTACGGTGTGTAAAAATGAAAAGTTTCAAAACCTATTTACAAGAAAAGGCAGTCCCTCTAACACATTTAGAGCACGTAGAGGATGCTATCTTTGATTTTGGTAAATCAGGAGCAGAATCTGCCCTTAAAATTTTAGATGATGTTACACATTCTTTAGAAGGACACTCTAAACGTGCAGTAAATATTCAGGCAAAGGTTGATGGAGCACCAGCTGTGGTTGCTGGTATTGACCCAGAAAACGGTAAGTTTTTTGTAGGTACTAAATCATTATTCAATAAAACACCAAAAATCAATTACACAGACGCAGATATTGATAAGAACCATTCAGGTGGTCTTGCCACCAAATTAAAAGACGCTTTAAAACATTTCCCTAAAATTATAAAAAAAGGTATATATCAAGGTGATTTTATGTTTTCACCAGAAGACCTTAAAAAAGAAAAGATTGATGGTGAAACATACACTACATTTACCCCCAACACAATTACATATGCAGTACCTACAGGTGGTGATTTAGAAAGTAAAATAACTTCATCTAAAGTTGGTGTTATTTGGCATACCACATACACTGGTGATGCAATCAGTAATTTAAAGGCACAGTTTAAAATTAATCTAAAAGCATTTACACAACATAAAGATGTTTGGTTTACTGACACAAACTTTAGGGATGTTTCTGGTTCTGCTACATTAACCACTACTGAATATAAGACAATTCAGACAAAACTAAAACACGCACATAAAGAGTTGAAATTATTAAATGATAAAGATATGAGTATATTATTTGGTAAGACTGAAGTGTCAAAGATGGTTAAGATTTATATAAATGCACAAGTTAGACGTGGTGAAAGGTTTACTAATAAACAGAAATCTGTTGGTACATTCATTGACTTTATCCGTGCAGATTATGAAAAGAAAATTGCTAAATTAAAGAGCGAAAAGGGTAAAGAGAAGAAGAAAAAACAATTAGAAGATGTTATTAAAGATTTCCGTAAATCTGCTGGTACATTCTCACATACATTACAATGGCACGATGATGTTATTGATATTAAAATGTTAATTGTTAAGAAATTAGAAACAGTCAATCAAATACCTGCATTTATTAAGACTGATACTGGTTATAAGACTACAGGACCAGAGGGTTTTGTTGCTATTGATACATTATCAAACAGTGCAGTTAAATTAGTTAATAGATTGGAGTTTAGTAAAAATAACTTCAATGCAGTAAAACAATGGGTGAAATAAATATGAAAAAATTTAATGAGTTTATTACTGAAAAGGCACGTACAAAATCATCAAGTGATGTTTTGACATTAGCCGCTGATAAAAGTAAAACCGAAGAATTAAGAGAGTTAATTAACGCAAAACATAAAATAACTAAAGACGTTGGTAAAATTTCAGCAACTACACCTGAAAAGTTTGTTACTGAATTTAATAAGGCACTTACTAAAAATAAAGCTATTTTTACAAAGATATTTAATGATGTGCCTAAAGGGGTTGGTCCTGGCGAAGTTTTACTTGCTTACTTATCTGATAACGTAACTATTGGTGGTGGACGTTCAAACTTTGATGTTGAATTAGGTACACATAAAATTGAAGTTAAGGCAACAAAAGTAGATAAGAATTTGTTTGCATATAATTTTAGATTAGGTGTTGACAGTCGTGGTGCATTAATTAATACATTAAAAGAAATTAAGGCTTTATATAAGGTTGCAAAATTCTATATAGATGAAATTAACAATGATGAAATGTTATCAAAAATCGACCGTGGTGAAATGACATCACTTAAAAAGCATTTAAAAGGGTTCGATCCTTCAGTTGCTGCTGGTTATGAAAAACTAGATATTAATGTTTTTAAAAACCAAAAAGTTATTTTCCAAGGTAAAACTATTGGTAAACTAACTGATAAGGATATACTTAGTAAATTAAAGACGTTAGCGACTACAGAATACACAAAGATAAAAGGATATGATGAAATAGAAACTGGTTTAGAAGCAAAACTATCTGCACATAAAATGAAATATTTCTTTTTCAACATAGACACATTAGAATTATACTATAAACCAAAACTATCTGGATCAGTTATTGATACTATTACTGGTGGTTCAATTAAGGTAAGGGTGCCATTATGAAAACATTCAAACAACATATAAAAGAAGAATCGCTATCTTCATTAGAAAAAAAGAAAGTTCAACTATTTTTGAAAGCGATGAAAATGGTTTCAAATTCACCTAATCAAATGGAAGTTCGTAAGGAACTTGACGATGTGTGGAAGAAAATCAAAGCAATGAAAGAAGGGGTTGAACTTAATGAAATGGAATTTACTTCTAAACAACTTGCACAACTAAAGAAAGATTATGCAGGAATTAAGAAAATCGACCCATCAAGTGATACATATAAAAAGATGAGAGCAATGATTGATTCTTTACCTAAAGAAGCATTACAATCATTAGTTAATGCTAAAATCAACTTCATTTCAATATTAGCAAATAACTCATTAAGGAAACTTAAAGAAGAATATGTTACCGAAGGACTATCTCCACAAAAGGATATGGAAAATAAGTTGGACAGACTTATTGACGCAGACAACGTAAAGGCTGCTATTGAGTGGAGTAAGTATGTTGATAAATTAGGTCCAAAGTTCGTAAACCCAAGTAATGCTAGATGGACTGCAGAACACGTTAAAGTGATGGATAAACTTATTAAGAAGTATAGAATTAAACAATAATATGAAATCATTTGCACAATTTGATAAGGATTATGAATACAATTTATTTGTAGAAGCCCTTACACATTATGAAAATGGTACTAACCTTAATGAACTTGCTATGCCTAGTTTTATTAAGAAAAAGGTAGAGTTTGTTAAAAACGTTGCCGTTATTCTTAAAAAGAACTTTAATGATATGGTTAATTTCTTTAAGGAAAAGGTTGTATTTCAATTCTTCAAGGCAATAAAATGGTCTTTTGATAGAATCTTTAAGATCATGAAAGCTGGTTGGAAAGCATTTAAAACGGTTCAAAAAGTTATATTTGATTATATGTCAAATACAGTTGTTGGTAAATGGACTACTAAAGAATTAGCAAAGTTGGATGAGTATCTAAAGACACACAAAAAAACCAAACGTATGGGTGGTGTGGTTGTATCGGGTATGTTAATATATATTTGGTTCAATATGACATTCACTGGTGATGTTGGTTATGACTTTGATATGGGTGATATTCTTTCTGCACTTGCTGGTAAGTTCTCGTTGGCAACTATCTTCGGTGGTCCTGAAGGTGCTAAGTTATTGACGTTATTCATCACTGGTGTTATTGGATTATCGTTCCCATGGCCTGGACCATCATCTGTTCAGTTTATTGGTGCAATTGTATTGGGTATTGGTAATAAAGTAAAAGCAAAATTTAATCCATTAAAAGAAGCAATAAAACGTGACGATAGTCAATCTGGTATAAAAGGTTTTAAAAATCAAGGTACTGCATCTAAAGCGGGTAAAGTTGCTGGTAAGAATAAGAGTGATGATGCAATGCGTAAGCATAATGATGCTATGATTGATGCCGCTTTAAAACAAGATAAGAAAGCATTTGATAAATCAGCAAAAACAGTGGCAAAATTATTTCATAAAATGTACGGACAAACTATGAAAATCCAAACAATGTGGAGTGTTAAGAAGGCAAAGGCAATGAAGGACGGTTCGTTCTGGAAGATGCCGATATCACAAAGGAGTAAGTTATAATGTTAACATTTAAACAACATTTAGAAGAAGCAAAGAATAAACCAGTCGTGTTTACGTTTGGTAGATTTAATCCTATAACTAAAGGACACGGTGAGTTGATTGACTTCGTTGTTAAGAAATCAAAAGGTGGTATTGGAATGGTGTTTACCTCACAATCCAATGAGCCTAAAAAGAACCCATTAGATTATAATACAAAAACTAAGTGGTTAAAGAAGTTTTTCCCTAAAGCAACTATCGTTAAGAATACTACATTAAAAACACCATTTCAAATATTAAAATGGTTATCTGACCAAGGTTATAAAGACGTAACTATGGTTGTAGGTAGTGATAGGGCAGATGAATTTGAAAAGAGTATGCGACCTTATATAAACCACGAAGATCCAAAGAAATCATATAACTTTGATAAATTTGAAGTGATTAGTTCTGGTAATCGTAAAGCTGGCGTATCTGGTACTGATATGCGAAACCACGTTAAGAATGGTGATATGAAATCATTTATGAAAGGACTTCCTAAATCTGCTTCTAAACAAGATGGTGAGAAATTCTTCAATGATGTTAAGTCTGGTATGGGTATCAATGAATATCTTGAAATGGGTACTGACGAAACTACTAAAGAATACAAGAAAAACACTCCAGGCGAATTAGACGAAGGAACATTGAAAGATATGTTCAAAGCAATCATTGGTAAGAAAACGATGCATACCTTCAACCGTGCTGTACACGAAAAGAAGTATAAACAGGCATTGAAGATTTACCATAAAATGGTTAAGAACTACAACAAAAATCCTCAAGCACAACAATCATCAGGTGTTATTATCGCCAATCCTAAAGGACTTGCTTTATCAAAAGCGGCACAAATGGTTGGTATTAGTGTTAAAGAATTAAAGAAAGTTCTTGATAGAAAAACACGTTATGAAAGTTTCGAACAATTTGACGAGCAAATCACTAAAGCAAACTTAAACGATGTTGAACGTTTTGCTGACAAAATCTTTGCTAAAGTTGGTATTGATATTGAATTTACTCGTCATTTCCTTGATAGGGTGAACGATAAACGTAACGGTAAAGAAATTAGTGTTGCTGAATTGACACGTCTATTCAAACAAACATATAAGAAACATGGTAAGAAAATTGCTAAGATGGGTGACGATGCTCAAGCAGTATTGAATGATTTACAAACAGATATAAATATGCCATTTGTATTAAAATACGATCCAGATATGGATGAGTTTGATTTGGTTGCTAAAACTGTGATGAGGAAGAAAGACTTCAAAACAAGCAATCAAAAATTGAAAGTATAATTATTATAAATATTGGTATATTTGGAGAAAAGAAATGAATTTAGAAGAAGCTTATAAAGAAATGCAAACAGTCCAATTGTATGAGAGGAAATTCGATGCTAAGAAGGCAGAGCAAACATTGAGAGATATACTAAAAGTGTATGCTCAAGTTAAGTCTGTTGGACTGGATAAAAACATATATAAACGTTGGGATGGTATGTGGTATACAACATATACTACTTG